CTACGCCATGGGTGCGCCGCTGCGCCTATGAACGGTCAGCGCGGCGGTCGCGAGGCGGGGCAGCCGCACGAGCAGGAGGGCCAGGGCCTCGTCCTCGACCAGGTAGTCGGGATCGTAGGCGGCGCGGATCTGCTGCCCTCGGTCCTGGTAGAGCAGGGCTCGGCTCCTGAGCGGAGCATGCTCTACCTGGATCGCTACGGTCACATGAGTCCCCCAATCCCGCGGGCCCGCAGAGCTCGCGATGGTTGTGCGAGGTCCGGTGATCGTAGGCCGATCACGTGATCTTGACGCTCACACTCGCCCAACTGGGTGAGATTGGGGCATGAATCGTGACAATGCTGCCTATAGCATCATTGGTTTAGTTCTGGATTAACCCTCTTGCCGCCATCGCTCCGCGACAGCACGGGCGACCCCCTCGTCAGTGCCGTCCCCCAACTCCCGCAGGAGCACTGCCGGCGAGCCGTCGGCCAGCTCCGACTCCTCGTAGCCCAGCAACTGGAGGTGGGCGGCGGCGGCTACGACAGCCCGGGGCAAGCGGAGGCCGGCAGCGAGGGCAGAGATCAGCTCGGGGCGCGCCTCGAAGTGGCCTCCCCTGGAGATCTTGCCCAGGAGCCCGAGGCTGGGTCGGTAGCCAGTGTCGGGATCGATGGCGATCTTGAGGAAGTCTCGCTGAGTCAGCCGGCCGCCTCGCCCGCGCTCTCCTACGCGCTGGCGGACCAGTTCCGTCAACGCGGCGCGCTGCTCCATCCCGACACCCCTACCTCGGCACCCGACGGCGGGCGGGCCCAGCCGCCCCCCAGCTCATCCGCCTCATTGTCCACTAGTTGCGCTGTGCTCTCTAGCGATCCAGCGAGCGCAAGGGGGCCGAATGGGGCATGCCATTCCTCCGTTCGAGCGCCCCGGGCGCCCCTGGCGCTCTCCCCGATTGGACAGCGCTTATGCGCTGTGCTGCAATGAACACGAACGCGTTCATGTACAGCGTGTTCAGCGGGAGAGCAATGCGCACCACCAACCTCCAGTTGTATGACCCTGCGGAGATGCGGCGCCTGATGGCGTGCGCACCCAGCGGCGGACTGTCAATCCGCAAGCTGGCGGCCGTCGTTGGCATCGGAAAGAGCCGCCTGGGTCTACTGCTGACCACGGGTCCGTATCGGGTCAGCGACGCTGAGGCTGACCGGATCGCCCGCGCTCTCTCCGTGAACAGAGGGCGCCTTTTCGCCTCGTTTGAACACGAACGCGTTCATGATTCGAAGGGATTGGGAGAGATGGCATCCGAACTATCGCTCAAGAGGCAAGCGGCCTCGCACGAGAGCTGGGCGCGCACGCCCAATCGCACGGCGCGCACCACCGCCGCTCGCAACGCCCTCGCTGAGCGCTGGCGTCGAGAGGCGCGGGAGATGCACCCGAACGGCACGGACGAGCAGATCGAGCAGGCTGCCGAGTCGCTGCGCAGCGCTCACTACGCGGACCTGGCACGTCGCTCCGCTCAGGCACGGCGCATCAAGGGCCAACTCCAGCGCGAGAAGGACGACCGGCGGCGACGGCGCCTCGCCAAGCAGGCGGCTGAGCTGGCGCGCGAACTCCAGGAGGCCAGCGAGGGCGACGAGGCCGACGACTCGGCCGAGCTGAATGCGGCCTGACCGCACACCGAGGGGTCGCCCGATACCGCCAAGCAGCGGACGACCCCCAGCAACCCCTACACCGAGCAACCAGAACAGGAGGGGCAGGCATGCAGCCTACCCAGGACATCGCGGCGGTGCTCCGTCGCGCCGTGACCGTGCTCGATGAGCGCGGTCGAACCGTCGGCGATTTCGAGAACCGAGAAAGCTGTGCCGTCTGCGCGATCGGCGCCATCCGGGTCGCCGCCCACGACGACCCGTGGACGGACAGCGACCTGAGCACTGCCGTCATCCGGGCTGTGGCGGCTCGGATCGACACGTCCACGATCATCGATCCCATCGAGCGCATCGCGGACTGGCACGACGAGCCCGGCCGCACCGACGACGAGGTGACGATCCGGCTCGGCCGGATCGCCGACGAGTTCGAATGGGTCACCGCCCGCCGGGTGGTGGCGGCATGAGCGGGCCCGCGCGGCAGGTACGCCGCCCGATCTCCGCACTACGCATGGCGCAGATCCGGGAGCTGTCGCGCCGTCACCCTCTGGCAGGCCCGGCGATCCGTGAGCTGCTGGCTGAGATCGCACGGCTGCGTGCGGAGGCGCGGCGCTGCGAGGCGAGCGCCGAGCTGTACCGGCGGCTCACTCCGGTGCTGCGGCAGGTTCTGCTCTGGCACGCGCAGGGCGTGCAGTTGGCGGACATGGCGGAGCGCCTGGACGTTTCCACGTCCACGATCACGGCCTACAGGGGCCGGATCTCCACCGCGCTCGGGGTGTCCACGATCACTCAGGCCGTGGGGATCGCTGCTGCCGCTGGCCTGATCAGCGTGGAGCAGATCGCCAGCGGCGGCGGGACGGAGGGCAAGCCATGACCCACTCGGACACCCGGCACCGGACAGTCGAGGAACTGCGGGCGTGCGCGCTGTGCAGCCCGCTGCGGCACCCGTCCCACCACAAGATTCGGCGCGAGGTGCAGCAGCGGCTGCCCAAGCAGACCCGAGCGGAGCGCACATGACGGACACCGAGCTGGCCGGGGCGCAGGCCCCGGCCGCCGGCCCCAAGAAGGGCCGAAGGAAGAAGAAGGACGCGCCGCCGCTGGAGGGCGCGGCCCGTATCCCTGTGGCGCAGGAGACCACCGGCTACTACAAGGATCCTGTGACGGGCGAACGGCTCCGGCGCGTCACCACGATCCTCAACGCGGGCCTGCCCAAGGGCGGCGGCCTCATGTACTGGCACGGCAAGGTCGTGGCCGAGACGGCGATGGAGCGGCTGCCGGAGCTGGTGGCCGCGAGCATGGACCCCAAGCGCCAGGCCGACATGCTGGCGTGGCTGACGCGCACGCCGGAGCGGGCGCGGGATGAGCGCGGTGATGTCGGCCGCGCGGTCCATCGGCTGATCGAGGCCCGGGTGTTGGGCCAGCCCGTTCCGCAGGAACTCCTGGACGACGTGACCCTGCGTCCTTTCCTCCGCCATTTCGAGCGGTGGGTAAAGGAGTGGGAGGTCGAGTTCGAGGCGTCCGAAATGGTCGTCGCGAATCAGCGAGAGGGCTACGCGGGGACGCTGGATTTCCTCTGCCGCTCGCGCGTCATCTCGCTGCTCCTGGGCCTTCCTCCGACGACTGTCTACCTCGGTGACACCAAGACCGGCGGCGAGCTGGACGTCAAGGGCGTGTACCCGGAGGCGGGCTACCAGATGTCCGCGTACCGCAGTGCGCGGGTGGGCTGGCTGCGCGAGGGCACGCAGGTGCCGATGCCCGCGACCGCGGAGACCGGCATCGTCCTGCACCTGCGGCCGGAGGGCTACCGCCTGATCCCCGTAGACGCCGGGCCGAAGGTATTCGCCGAGTTCCAGTCCATCCATCGGGTCGCGAAAGGCCAGTGGACGACCGCCAAAACCATTGTGGGCAGCGCGCTTTCCCTGCCCTCTGACGAAGAGATGGGGGAGGCTGCCTGATGCCTATCCTGGATTTGCAGCAGAGGATCCGCCAGCTCGGCGAGATTCGTATCGGCCACGTCGTGGATACCGGCCGGATCTCGAAGAAGACCGGCAAGGCTATCAAGCGGCCGGCGAAGCTGAATCGCTTCCGGCTGACTTCGCCCAGCGCCGAGATCCTCGGTGATGTCGCAAAGCTGTACGGCGGCGAAGTCCAGCCGTGGACACCGGCGAACGGCGGGCCCGCCGAGTTCGAGGTGTACACCAAGGCCGCCCGGCTGCCGGTGCTGGTGCCGCCGCGTGGCGCGATGAGCCAGTGGTACGAGCAGTGGCAGGGCTCGAAGTGCGTGCGCCGCTGCGACGGCCGAACGGAGGTCAAGTCCGAGCGTGCGTGCCCGTGTGACCCGGTCGACCGCGAGTGCAAGCCGACCACCCGCATCAACGTGATGCTCAGGGACGTGCCCGCGCTGGGGCAGTGGCTGCTGATCTCCCACGGCTACTACGCGGCGCTTGAGCTGCCGGGCGCGGCTGAGGTGCTGGCCATGGCCGGGGGCTACGTGGACGGCTGGCTCGGTATGGAAGAGCGCGTCGTCATGCGGGATGAGGGCCCGGCGCGTTTCATGGTCCCGACCCTGGATGTGGCTGCGACACCCCGCGCTCTGATGTCCGGTCAGGGGACGGCCGTGCAGTCCGTCACCGCCCCGGGCCGGGTCGCGATCGCGTCCGGGCGGCCCGACTACGCGGAGCTGGCGCGCGTCGCCACGACCGCCGATGAGGTCGGGGCGCTGTGGCGGCAGGCCAGTGCGGCCGGTCACCTGGACGACGACCTGGCGGCAGCGCTCAAGATGCGCGGCGAGCAGCTGCGCGCCGCCGAGGTCGAGGAGCCGGAGCCGGAGCCGGACGGCGAGTACGACGACGCCGAGCCGGAGCCGGACGAGGACGGCGCGATCGACGCCGAGATCGTGGACGACGACGAGGAGCCGAGCGAGGTCTGGTACGCCATCGTCGCCGCTGCGGGGCGGCTCCAGCTGCCGATGCCGGAGGTCCAGGCCCGGTGTGTGGAGCAGATCGGGGTGCCGCCGTCCGAGGCGACGGCCGCTCAGCTCCGCGCGGTCCTGCGCGACATCAAGGCGGGGGGCGTGCGATGAGCTGGACGGATCAGCCGATGGCCGGGTTCGACTTGGAGACCACCGGTGTCAGCGTGGAGGACGATCGGGTCGTCACGGCGTGCGTGGCGCGGGTCGGCCGGGGCCTGACGACGGCACCGGTGACGTGGCTGGCTGACCCGGGGATCGACATCCCCGAGGGTGCGGCGGCTGTGCACGGCGTGACGACGGAGCGGGCCCGCGCGGAGGGCCGTCCGGCGGCCGAGGTCGTGGGCGAGATCGTCGCCTCTCTCGCCGAGGTCGTAGCGGATGGGCTCCCGATCGTGGCCATGAACGCCAGCTACGACCTGACGCTCCTGGACCGGGAGGCGCGTCGCCACGGCGTCACGCCGCTGGTGGACGAGATCGGCGGTCCGGACCGGCTGCGGGTGATCGACCCGCGTGTGCTGGACAAGCGGATCGACCAGTTCCGGCGCGGGAGCCGCACGCTCACCGCGCTGTGCGCCCACTACGGGGTGCGGCTGGACGGTGCGCACTCCTCGGACGCTGACGCGCTGGCGGCGTGCCGCGTGGCGTGGCGCATCGGGCAGATCTCGCCGGGCCTGGCGGCGACGGACCTGGCTGTGCTGCACGAGCAGCAGATCGCATGGGCCGCCGAGCAGGCCGACAGCCTCGCCGACTACTTCCGCAGTCGGGGCCGTGTGCAGGACGCGGCCGGTGTGCGCCGCGACTGGCCGCTGATCCCCGCCCAGCGCACCGCCTGACCTACCCCCCTTCACCCCTACTCGGTGCCGGGCCCTGCGTGGGCCCGGCACCCGGAGAACAACATATGAGCACCATCTTGAGCATCCCCCCGGCGGTGACCGTCCCTCCGGCGGTGCACCTTCCCCGCTGCGTCTGGGTGCAGCACGGGTCTTGCGGCTGCATCACGGCCGCCGTGGCGGCGGCGCCCGCCGGGTCGAGGCCGCGGATGACGGCTGCGGACGCTGCTTCGGTGGCACAGCCGGACCCCGAGCGCCGCGCCCAGGACGTGGCGGACGGCCTGCGCTGGAAGCTGGTCCGGGTCACCGACTACATGACCGTGCGGTCCTGGGACTGTGCGCGTCACGCGCTGGCCCTGAGTCGCCCAGACGTGTCGGTGCTGCCGCTCCGCTCGCTGCCCAACACCGGGGCGGTGGCGGCCTGATGGCGATGTTCATGGAGCCGCTGGGCACGGACTGGGTGGCGCCGGAGCCGCCGCCGTGCCCGGACTGCGCGTGCTGCACGGCGCGGCTGTGCGGCCAGGGCCGGGCGCACCCGATGGGCTGCCGGGCTCTGGAGCGTGCCGGCGACCCGATCGTGGCGGGATGCCCGTGCTCGGCCGCTGAGACCGCGGGGACGGCAGCGCACTACGCGGAGCGGCGCCGCGCGGCGCTGCTCCGCGAGCGGGACGGTGAGGCGCCGTCCGGCGTGGTGTGCGGGATGACCGCGCGGGACACGGACGGCCGGCGGGTGCGGTGCGGGGAGCCGGAGGGGCATCCGCTGGCGGTGCCGCACACGGACCTGCGGGCGGGGGCCGGTCGGCCGCGGTTCCGGTGGCACGCGATGTGCTCGTCCGACGCGGTGCCGGTGCAGCTCGCCGAGGCCGTAGGAGGTGCCGCGTGACGCCGCTGGGGTGGATGTCCCTCGCGATCGCGTGGGCGTGTGGCGCCGCCAAGACCGCGCTGGAGCTGGAGCAGTGCGCCGGGCAGGTCGGCGCTGTCGTCGATCTGAGCACGCTGCCGTCCTGGTGGCGGTGGCTGCTGCTCGCGGGTACCGCTGCGGCCTGGCCGGTGGTCCTGGTCGTGCTGCGCGTGCAGCGGCGGCTGCGCGCGAGGGGCGGTGTGTCGTGACGACGGTGATGGTGATCCTCGCCTGGGGCGCCGTCTCGGTGACCACCGGGCAGCTGGCCGAGGACGTATTCGACTACGGCGAGACAGATCGGGCTGAGCGGCTCGCTATCTCGCTGCTGTGGTCGCTGTGGCCTGCGGTGGTGTTGCAGCTGCTGCTGTCCGGGCTGGGAGAGATCTGATGCGTGCTCGGACGGCTGTGCAGCAGGAGCTGCTGTTCGCGGTGGGCCCGGAGGCCCGTCGCGTGGACGACTGGGAGGCGTGGCTGGAGGAGGTGCGGCCGGCCTTCGAACGGGCTGCAAGGTCGGGCCGGGAGTGGACGACGTATGAGGTCGCCCGTGCTGAGGATCTGCCGGACCCGCCGGACCCGGCGACGCACTGGGGGCGGCTGATGACGCTGCTCCACGCGGAGGGCCTGGTGGAGGCTGCGGGTTGGGCTACGAGTCTGCGGCCGACGGTGCACTCCTCGGGGGTGCGGCGATGGCGCGGCACGGGGGCGGCCCGGGATTGGGAGGCTGCCGCATGATCGGGATGCCTGCTGGGGTGCCGGATCTGGAGGTGACGGTGCGGCACATCCAGGCCGCGCCGCAGGGCTCCAAAAGCCATGTCGGGCGGGGCCGGATGATCGAGTCCTCGCGCCGTGTCGGACCGTGGCGGGACGCGGTGGTGCTGGCAGCCCGCTCAGCTGCGGCCGGGCGCGGCCTGGCCGCGCCGCTCGACGGGCCGCTGGCGGCGGAGATCGTCCTCACGGTCGTGCGGCCGGCCTCGGCCCCGGGCCGGGCGTGGCCAACGACGCGGTCCTCCGGGGACTTGGACAAACTGCTGCGATCTACGTGGGATGCGCTGGGCACTGCCGCGGTCATCGAGGACGACTCGCGGATCGTGCAGGTCGCCGCGACCAAGGCGTACCCGGGTGGCTGTGCTGGTGCCCTGGATGGTCCGGGTGGCGTGATCCGGCTGTGGCGCATCGTGCCGGACGGGGTGATCGCGTGACCGGCCGTCCGTGCCCGCAGGGGCATCCCGCGAGTGCACGGCGGCGCACCGCCTCTGGTCGCCGGCCGTGCATGGAGTGCCGGCGCGAGCGGGACCGGAGGCGTGCCGAGGAGCGCTGGGCGGCTCACCAGGGCCACGCCGTCATCGTCACGCGCTCGGGCAGGAGGCGGTGCGCCACCTGCTCGCGGGGTTATCGGTTGTCCCCTGTTGATGAGTCGGCGGTGATCCGCGCCGTTGACGGTGATCCTCCCGCGCGGCTGAGCCCTGCCGATCTGGCGGCTGCCGCGCTGCGGCTCACGGACCGCGAGCTGTCAGCGCGGGAGATCGCCCTGCGCGTGGGCTGCTCCGCCCGGACAGTGGTCCGCATCCGATCGGCGCGCCGTGCCGGACTGATCGGAGGTGCGCGGTGACGCGTCGTCTGATCGCCGTGGCGGCCGGGCTGGTGGTGCTCGTGTCGCTGGTCGCGGCCTGCAACACGCAGCAGCAGCGGTGCCCGTCCCCGTCGCCGACGGTGCACATCAGGGCTGACGGCAACGGCGGCGAGGACCTGGCGGTGCTCGCCGCCGCCCCGGGCCGGGTGTCCGGCGGTGGCGGCGGAGGCCGGGGCGGAGTGAGTGGCGGCGGCCGGGCGCCGGCGCCGCGCCCTGCTCCAGTTCCGGTTCCGGTGCCCGTCGTGGTGGGCGGCTCCAGCGGCGGAGCTCCGTCGCCTGACTGCCGCTCGTGACCTTGCGGGCCCCGGCGCTCTGCCGGGGCCCGCCCTCATCCATCTCATCGAGGAGAAGCGCATGCCAAAGCTGGACAAGGACGCCCAGGTCGCCGTCAAGCTCGTCCCGGACGCCGGCCTGCTGGACCTGGCGCTGAGCGCCGAGCAGCGACGCAGCCTGTTCGAGCACCCGGGCAGCTCGGTCGTCGCGATCATCGAGCTGTCGTCAGCGAGCTACACGGGCCACGCGGCCAGCGAAGAGAAAGACCCGCAGGTGAAGCTGCGCGTGACGGCCTGCCAGGCCGCGCGTGACGGTGCGGAGGAGTCGGCGCTACGGACTGCGCAGCGGGCGATGTGGCGGCACCACCAGATCGAAGGGACTTTGGAAGAGGTCGGGCCGGGGCCGCGGTCGGCCGAGGCCGTCCTGGGTGACGCGCTGGCGGGCTACCCGACGGAGGACGAGTACGCGGAGCACCGGCGGTCTGAGCTGGCGCGGGAGCGTGCAGATTTCGTGCGATGACACGACACGAGATTGCGACTTGACATGGTGATTATGAATTGCCATACTGTGTCGCACGTGAGGGATCGAAACGCAGATCCGCACTCCAGCCGTGAACGTGAAAGGCAGCCCATGGACCAGCCCACCTACACCGACGACGACCTCATCGCCGAGGCCGCGAAGCAGCACCGCCACCTCACCGAGGAGCCCGAGTACATGGGTGTCGGCGAGGCGATGGAGGACTCCCCCATCGCGTCGTCCACTGACGCCACGAAGTGGGGCGCCCTGATCGACAAGAACAGCGAGGACAGCGACGAGTACGACGCGGCGCGCGACGCGATCCACGACCTGATGACGGCCGCCGCCGACACGTCGCTCTGGGCGATCACGCTCGGCAGGGACGGCCTGACGCCGCAGGCCGACGCCGCTCTGACCATCGGTGGCGACGGCGTTCCCCTCGCCCGTGTCCTCTTCGCGTTCGGTCCGGACGCCAACGAGGCCCTGCGCGATGGGCTCATCCAGGGCATCGGCGAGGTCATCGAGCGCTCTCTCAGGCTGTACCGCTGACCCACCCAACCGGAGGGGCGGCTCGCCCCGCCCCTCCCCTACCCCTCCCGCCTCCACCACCCACCACAGGAAGACCTCACCCATGGCACGCGGCCACGCCCGTATCGCCTCCACCATCTGGGAGGACGCCGATTTCCTCGCCCTGACCACCGATCAGCAGCACCTGTACCTGTTCCTGCTCGGGCAGCCGAACCTCAGCCACGCGGGCGTGCTGCCGCTGACCTACCGGCGGTGGGCGCGCAAGGCGTCCGGGCTGGCCGCTCGCGACCTCGAGGACCGGATGGGCGCCCTGCACACGGCGCGGTTCGTGGTCGCCGATGAGGACACAGAAGAGGTGCTGATCAGGACGTTCGTCCGCAACGACGGCGTGTGGAAGCAGCCGCGCATGATGGGCGCGATGGTGGCTGCCGCTGCCGAGATCGAGTCGCGGGCGCTGCGCGCGGCGCTGCTGGTCGAGGTGTTGCGGATCGACCTCGGGCAGCTGAGCGGCGAACCGACGAAGGCCGCCGGCGCCGGTGGCCTGTCCATCCGTGAGCAGGTCGCCGGTCACATTGCGGACCTGCATCAGCTGATCGACCCCACTGGGGGTTCCGCTACCCCCTCCGGAGGGGGGTCGGGAAGTCCCTCCGGAGGCCCTTCGGGAGGGGGCTCCGCATCTCCCACCGGAGGGGGGTCGGCAGGGAGGGTTGAGGGTGGTTCGGAGCCGCCCGGCAGGGCCGACCTGGGTACCAAGCAGGACCGCAACTCGTCCGGTGATCCCACGAATTCGGGGCACCACGAGGGTGGTTCGATCAACGGCCCTCTGACCAGCGGAAACGACACGACGGAGGGGGGTGGGGAGGGGGATGGGGAACCCCATCCCGACCCCCTTGCGGAGGCCCCCTACGCGCGTGCGGGCGCGCGTCTTCCCCTAACCCCTAACCCCAGCCCCAGCCCCGTAAAAGAGGGGGGTCGTGCGCGCGAGGGGAAGACCGGCGGGCAGCAGCCTCCCGCCCGCCGACGGCCTGACGGCCTGACCACCATCGACGACGCCGACTTCCAGCTGACCGACGCGATGCGCCGCTGGGTGCTGTCGACCTTCGGCGAAGGCTTTGACATCGACCACGCGACGAACCAGTTCGTCAGCCACTTCCGCTCCACCAACCAGCGCCGCGCGAACTGGGTGGAGGCATGGCGCAAGTGGGTCCGCGACGACCACAAGCGGGCCGCTGAGCGCTCCCAGCGCACCGGCAACCGTCCCGGGCAGACCGCCGGCACCGACGGCCGCGTGAGCGGCTGGGCCGAGCAGGCCCGGCGCTTCGCCGCTCAGGACGGCCACCAGGCGACCACCCGGCAGCTCACCGCCGAGCAGGTCGACGACCTGTTCGCCACCGACAACCACGGAAGTGAGGTCCCATGAACCGCGAGGAGGCGTCCGTACTCCTGGGGCACGCCGCCGCTTTCGACAACCGTCGCGAGTCCGAGGCCGCGGCAGTCGCATGGGCTGCGGCTCTCCACGACATCCCGCTGGACCTGGACACCTTGGGCACCGTCGCCCGGTACTACAGCACCCCGCCGGTGAACCCGAGCGAGCGTCTGTGGCTCCAGCCGCATCACGTCCGGGCCCTGCGGCGCAGCATCCGTAGCGAGCGCGCCCACGGATTCAAGTACGTGCCGTCGGGACCCGATGAGCCGGTCGGTCGGTATCTGGCGCGGCTGCGTGGGCAGATCACCGCGACGATCGACGGCCAGGCGCCTCCCTCGCCGCCACGGGCCATCGGACGGCGCCCCGTGGCCGCCCTGGCAGCCGGAGTCGGTGTGGGCGACCCAAGGGGCCAGCAGTCCCCCAAACGTCCGCACGCGGGCCCCCTGTCGCGTCGCTGCCCCACCTGCCAGGCACCCGTCGGTATCGCCTGCCGAAAGGGCACGGCGGGCAGCCGCAGGCGGCAGCCACACCCCGCCCGACGAGACGCCGTCCGCATCGCGGCCGGCCTCGCCCCCGAGTCCCGCGAGACCCCGGCCGAGATCGAAGCGCGCCGCAACGCCTCGGCCGCCTGGCTCGCCCAGCACCCGCAAGACACCTGACAACGAACGGAGAAACCGTCATGGGCTACAACACCAGCATCACCGGCGAGATCAAGATCAGCCCGCCGCTGACCAACCGCGAGATCGCAGGCTCTGCATTCCTCCCAGGCACCACCAATCGCGATGTCCGCCTGGTGGTCGAGGAGGTCACCGTCGAGACCGACGACGGCACCCTCATCCGCCGCACGGCCACCGCCCTCGAGGCGTCCAGCGAGGGGCCGTACAAGGCGTACCACCTGATGGAGCACATCACCGAGGCCATGACCACCTGGCCGGGCCACCAGTTCAGCGGCCATCTGGAGTGCTCCGGCGAGGACGCTGGCGACTTGTGGCGGGTCGTCGTCCGCGACAGCCGCGTGGAGCGGATCGAGCCCCGCATCGTCTGGCCCGACTCCCCCGATGCCGCATGAGCCTGCACCACACCGACCCCGCGAGCGGCCTGCGTCACGGTCACATCCGCCACCCCGACGGGCAGCCGCCGACCCCGCAGGGCTGCCGCTGGTGCGGCACCCCCCAGCAGCACCACGGCCGCCGGTGGAGCGACAGCCACGGCGTGCACGCCTGGGAGCCCCTCACCGCCGCGCAGGTTCTCGCCCGCATGCGCGCCCGCCGCGCGGCCCGCTGACCACCAACGCCCGGTGCCGCCCCGCTGATACCGGGGCGGCACCCGGACCCCACCAGCACACCACACGCCCCAGGAGGGCAGCACACATGAGCACTCAGCTCACCCCGGAGCGCGAGGCCACGGCCCGCGCCATCGCCCAGGCCGCGACCGACGACGAAATGATCGTGTCCGACTGCGAGGGCTCGCTGGAGGTCTGGCGCGTCGCCGCCCTGCCCAACTTCCAGCGCGACGAGAACGGCTATCCCTCGTGGATCGTGCCGTCCTCGTACCGCCCCAACGACCTCGTGATCGAGATCGAACTGAGCACCTGGGACCGCGACGAGGACCCGTTCGACGACCAGCGGCGCGACGACATCGAGCAGCTGGTGGCCGCCCGGCAGGAGATCGTGCCCGCGCTGCTCGCCGAGATCGACCGGCTGCGCGCCGCTGCCGCCGCCCCGGACGAGGCCGATCAGCTGCGGTACAGCATGGGCGGCGCCCTCGACGCGCTGACCGCAGGCGACCACGAGCGGGCTGCCGCCATCCTCCGCGCCGCCGGTTCCATCGGGCAGCACGATCCGGCCGCCCCTGAGCCGACCGGCCTGCACTGGTCACCGCAGGACATCGCCCACGTCGATGACGGCACCGTCGAGCTCTACATGACGACCGCCGAGGGCATGCCGGCCATCCTCGCGCTGGAGCCCGCCCACGCCGCAGCTCTCGCCGCAGCGTGCGCGACGCAGGAGCCCGGCCCGGCAGCGGTGCTGCGCCTGGACCTGTACCGGGGCCCGGAGGTCACCGTGCGCCTGGACGACTGGGACCTCACCGCGCATCCCGAGCACGACGTGACCGCGCACGCGCTGACTGTCCTGGCCGGCTGGGTCAGCGTGGTGGACACCGCCGAGCTGCCCGCCGGCGGGCCGCTGCGGATCGCTCACGCCTACCTGCCGGGCAACCCGGACACCGAACTCTCCGAGATCACCGCGTACCTGGACATCACCGAGATCGAAGGGGCGCACCGCGCCAGCTTCACCTGGACAGCGGCCGACCCGGTCTTGCCGTCGGCCCAGCAACTGCTGCCGTGGGCCCAGCACCTCACCGAGGAGCAGCTGACCGAGCTGCTCGACGGCCTGGCCGACGCCGCCGTCCCCCACGCCCCGGCCAGCGACCGCCTCGCCCGCGTCACCGAGGTCCTCGCGGCCAGCCGTACCGCTGCCCTGGGCGGTGCGGCATGAGCGAGCAGACCCGCAGCCGCACGGAGCAGATCCGGGCCCACGCGGAGGCCGCCATCACCCGCCGTCTGGGGTCATGGGACCCTGCCGCTCTGCGCAGCGTCACCCCCGACGGCCCCCACCACGTGGTGGTGGAGACCTCGTCCGGTGGCAATGCTCTGGCCGTCGCCCAACACCTCGCCGGGCTCGGGTACGGCGTCGAGGCCAGCGGCACGACTGTCAGGGTCTCCCCGCCCGCCCCGGAGTCACCCAGTCGCCAGGAGCAGATCCGGGCCCTGCTCAGCCCGGAGCAGCGGCCCGCGACCGACGAGCTGCTGCTGAGCCTCGCCGAGTCTGTCCGTGACCGGCGCGAGCACCAGCACCCGACCGGGCCTCAGGAAGACCTCTTCTGCGGCAACCTGGCCGGGTGGGCGGGCGAGCGCATGGGTGCCGTCCTCGCCCGCCTGGCCGACACCGAGGACCAGGTCGACAAGCTCAAGAGGAAGCTCCGCACCGCGCTCGACGGAGTGGACGAGAAGCTCCGAGACTTGGACGCCGAGGTCCGCCGGTACGCAGCTGGTGAGGAGGCACCAGTCCTGTGGTCGGTGTACAACAAGATGCACCAGCGTGCTTTGCAGGCCGAGCACGAGGCTGGACGGCTCCGCGCTGAGCTGAAAGAACGCCAGAGCCGCGCGGAGGCAGGGGAAACCGAGGACTTCTTTCGGCCCGGAGTCACCTACCAGCGGCGCCGATGGATCTTCCAGTGCCTCTCGGTCGGGCCCAAGCCGAACACCGACGAGACCCGCGCCATCGGTTGGCTCGGTCGACCGGGCGAAACCGCCACCCCTACGGCCCTCCGCGCTGATGACTGGGCACACGGCGAGTGGCTCCCCCAGGGCGGTGCCGCATGAGCGCCAAGCCCATGACGCCGCACGCCGCCACAGTCCGACTGCGGCAGTACGGCGAGGAGACCGGCACCTACGGCAGCCGCTCCGAGCGCGCACTGCACGAGATCGCCACCGTGCTCGCCGAGGAGGTCACGCGCCTGCGCAGGTGGGCGGCGAGCCGGGAGCGCCGCGACGACGAGATCCGCGCCGCGCTCGCCGCCACCGAGATCCCCGAGGGTGAGGCCGGCGCCGACCTGATCGGCCTCGGCATGACCGTGCTCGCCCACCTGGACTCGCCGGTCTACCCCGAGACCTGGGACCCCGAGGACCGCGTCGCCGCGCTCCGCCAGCTCACCAGGCAGCTCACCGCCCGCCTCACGGACCAGGCCAGCGAGCTGGACGGCTACCGCGCGCTCGAACTCGGCGCCGTCGACGGACTCCTGTCCGCCACGTGCCCCGACCCGGGACACCCGACATGGCTGCGCCAGGAGCACGACATGCGCAGCTGCCCCTGGTGCGCCCTCACCACTCGCCCCGCCCCCACGTACTGACCGCCCTGCCGCCCCGCCCACCAGCGGCAGGGCGGCCCACCCCGAAGGACAGCAATGGACACGACCATGACTGCCGTCGACGGGCGCGACGCCCTCGCCATCGTCATCATCCGACCCGGCGTGCCTGGCGGCCCTGACGTCTCGATCGAGGCCAACGCGAACGGCCTCAGCAAGGAGCAGGCCGCTCACGTCCTGCGGCACGTCGCGGACCTGTGGGACCCCGCCGGTGCGGCTGGTGAGATCCAGTGGGCCGTGCGCGTCGACAACGGCGACAAGGAGCCCACCCTCGATGTCCGCGACGGCCAGGACGACGCCGTCGCCGCGCTCGGCCGCTGGCGCCACAGCCACCCCCACGCCCAGCTCGTGCAGCGCACCGCCCACTACGGGCCGTGGCAGATCGCCGAGGAGCAGCACTGATGGGCCACACCAACCGCGCCATCAGCGACGACGAGCGCCAGCGACGGCACCTCGCGTGGAACAGCGGCCTCACCGGCGAGTCGGCACCACCGCGGCGCATCTCCCCGCCCGGCGGCTGCGCCGACGAGCAGTGCGGGCAGATCCACATCGGCCCCGCGCCCGCCGGCATGACGCTCATCGCCGACCAGACCGGCCGCGGTGAGCACCGCGCCTACTGCACCGGCCGCTGCGCGACCTACGGCGAGGCCCTCGCCGACGTGCGCGCCCTGCCCTGACCAACCCGGTGGCCGCCCCCGCCCGACACGGGGGCGGCCACCCACCACCCGTACCAGAGAGGAAGGGACCATGTCCCCCACTACCCGCCAGGAACAGGGCGAACAGGCAGCCCAGCGCTGGAACACCGCGCATCCCATCGGCACGCAGGTCATCGCCTACCCCGTCACCCGGGACGACGCGCCGCTGTACACGTGGACCCGCAGCCGCGCGTGGACGCTCGGCCACGGTGACCCGGTCGTGACCGTCGAGGGCTACACCGGAGGAATCTGCCTGACCCACATCGACACCGTCGACGGCTGGGTCCTGACGTCGCGGAACTACCTGGCGATCGAAGCGGCCATCGACCGCGACGGCACCTTCACCAAGCAGTACACCCGGTCGGTCGACGGCCGCATCGCCACCGTCGGTATGCGGATCGGCGAGAAGCCCGGCCACGTCGTCGCGTTCTTCGGCGACACGATCGTCCGCCGGCGCTCCGGCATCTACACCGTCCGCCGTCCCTGACGACCCCCAACAGCAGTCCGCCCCGGGCCTCCCGGGGCGGACCTCACTACCAGAACGGAGAAGCCCATGACCTGTGAGGACTGCGGCACCCGTCACTGCCACAGGTGCCGCACCCACTACTGCCTGGACGTGTGCCCCTGCGGGCGCAGCCACACGTGTGACTGCCAGTGCGACGCGCACGACCGCGCGCTGACCGACGCCGACTGACCACCACGCGGGCCGCCCCCGGTGGCGGGGGCGGCCCCAACACCCGCGCGAGGAGCACCACCCCGTGGAGTACGTCCCCACCGACCGCACGATCGCCGGCCAACTCACGGCCGCCGCCCACCGGCTGCGCGGAGCCTCCCGCGCCGGCACCACAACCCCCCTCGTCCTCACCCCCGACACCGCCCGGCTACTCGCCGACCGGCTCACGCGCGAGGCGCAGATCGGCGCGGTCCCCGTACACCTCCTGGCCCTCACCGACGCCATCACCGCCCAAGAGCCGCCCCCGCCCGGCGCCGCCATCCTCCGCAGCGACCACGCTGCGGCCCGCCCCAGCGACGCCGAGCTGGCCAGCGCCACCCGCCAACTCCTCGCCCACCTCCACGACCACGACCCGGCCGCCGCCCGCGCTCTGGACACCGCGCTCCGCCGCTACACCCCGCAGCAGGTCAGCACCTCCACTGCGGCATGACAACCCGACATGAACATGAAGGAGTCCACATGCCCGAGCACATCCCCCCGATGAAGCGCGTCCGCGTCCGCGGCGGACGCCACGTCCACGCCGTCGTACTCGACGCCGACGGCATCGCCCGCACCGCCTGCGGGAGCCGCAGGCTGCGAGCGGTCGACCGCAAGCAGCCCGCCAGCGAGCCGATCACCTGCCCGAACTGCCGCAAGGTCGCCTGACCCCTGGTGGCCCGGCTGACGTCGGGCCACCCCATCACCAACCCCCAGGGGCCGCCTCCCGCCCGGCAGCCCCACCCGCTCAGGAGCCACCATGCACCACCCCATCCCGGCCGGCGCCCGCGAGGACATCACCGCCGCCCTCACCCACTGGCACACCGTCACCCCCCAGGCACAGGCCACACCGGAGGCGCTCGCCGACTACCTGTGCGGCGTCCTCGCCGACTGCGGATGGCGCATCACCCCGACCGCCCAGGACACCTCACACCAGGACACGGCCGCATGACGATCACACCGCTCAAGGCGCCGGCCTTTCTCGCTGCGCTGCGCCCCGGCGAGAGCACCCCCTGCCGCACAGCGCCACGCCTATTCGACCCGGAGGCCGGCCCCCACTCCCGGGAGGAGGCCCGCGAGATGTGCGGCACATGCCGGCTCCAGGAGGAGTGTCAGGACTGGGCGATCGCCGCGGGTGAGCCCCGCGGGCTGTGGGGCGGGCTGACGCCTATGGAGCGGCGCGAGCGCGGGGCGCGTCTGGTGGTGCAGCCCTCCAGGCGGCGGTGCTCTGCCTGCGGCCTGCCCGGGGCTCGCCGGGGGCACCGGACGTGCGGGCCCTGTGAGGCCGCAGCGGTCGAGGAGCGGCGGCGGGCGTGGCTGCGCGTCGAGCACGCGCGGCCGGACGGGGGGAGCGTGCGCGGGTACCGGCTGGAACTACTGCTGGGGTTGGAGACGTGCGAGCCGTGCCGGGCCGCGTGGCGGGAACGGAGGCGGAGTCTCGCGGACTCACGTCGGCTGGCCTGGGGAGGGTCACCCCCCTCACGCATGCGACGCGACAAGGCGATTTGACATCACCTTTCAATGTCGTATTCTGGGAGTCAGTTCGTCACTCCAGGGAGCACCGTGATCACCACACGCACACAGCTGGCCGACCTGACGCAGGACCAGCTCGACGCGCTCTACGACCAGATCGCCCGCCTCGGCCGCGACGTGAGCGTGATGCACGACGGCATCAATCGGACCACGCTCGAAGCCCTCGGGCAGCGACGGGAGATGCGGGAGATCAGCCGCCGCCTCGCTGCCGCCCGCGCCTACGCCACCGACAACGCCTCGCAGCTCTCCCAGGGCGGGCACACCGAACTGCTGCTCACCCTCGGCGTCCGCCGCCAGACTGAGGGCGGGCAGGCATGACACACCGCAGCACCGACGGGCGCGCCCTGGGACCGCGAGGGCAGCAGACCCGCAAGGCGATCCTGCGCAGCCTCTCCCGGCGGCTCGCCGACACCCCGTATCAGAAGCTCTCAGTCCAGCGTGTGGCGTACATGGCTGGGCAGACGGACGTCAACTTCTACCGGTACTTCACGAACATCGACGCCGCCGTCCTGGCGCTGGCCGACGAGGTCGCCGACGAGGGATACAACGCGGACTTCACCAGCCCCTACGAGTGGCGGACTCTCGCCACGGCTACCCGGATCGTCGCGGACTTCTGCGCGCTGTACGCCAGGCACCGCCCGATCCTGCGCGTGGTCGAACTGCGCGCGGCCGAGGGTTACACCGAGTACGCCGCCACTCGGGCCCACTTCCTGTACGGCCTCCAGGTGGGCCTGGAGCAGGCCGCATCGCGCCACCGTCCGGACGCGTCGGACGAGGCGCTGTCCGCCCTCGTCGCGCCGCTCGTGGGAATGCTCGCGGCCCTCGCCGCACACCCGGCGCAGGACAACGCCGTACAGGGTACGCGGCGGAGATCCTCCATGCCGCTGTGACCGGCGCGCCCGTGTACGTGGCCGCCAGCGAGTACTGACCAACCACCACGGCCCCGCCCCGAGTACGGGCGGGGCCCGCGACGGCCGGCCACCCACCTGCCGCGCCTGCCTCACAACAGCCCGCCGCATCACCGCACAAGGAGCAAATCACATGAGCATGAACGACTGTGAAGAGCTGCAATACCTTATCGACCGTGCCCGAGCCGACGGCTTGTCACCCGCCGAAGGCATCGAGATCGCCGCAGCAGTCGAGCGGCTCCGGGACGAACTGACCGCCACGCACGAACTGGCCGCCCGCACCCATCGCGCCTACTACGACCTCGCGCGGACGCTCTACCGCCGCGAGGAGACGAGCGCCGATTCTCGCGCGACGTTGCCCATCACCGACGCCATGGTCCAAGCCGCTGGCGTAGCCATTGAGAGGGAGTGCCTGACCCGGCTGGGGCGGAGCCTGGGAACCGCCTACCGGGACGACATCGCCCACGCTGCGCTCGTAGCTGCTCGGGCGGTCGCATCTCCAGGCGCCAGGACTGAGCAGCCCGTCGGCAACTCGATGTCGGGCGGCCAGGCCGACACCGTCGTCCAGGCGGGGACGGTGAACGGCGGCATCAGCACCGGCACCCACACCGTCATCAACGAGCCCACAGGCCCCGTCAACACGGGAGACGGCGCCCAGATCGTCACCACCTACAGCGGCACCATCACCCAGCAAGTCGGGCAGGGGCACGCCGTCGTCGGCGATGTGCACGGCGGGCTGCACTACAACGCCGGCGACCATTCATGACCGCCGTATCCATCACGGCAACCGGCGCCACAGGACTGTCCCCAGGCCAGATCGCCGAGCTGCGCGAACGGGCCCGCCACGAGGCTGGCCCTTTCGTAGACCCTCACCTCGCCCAGCGAATCCGCGTGCACAACGCGGAGTGGGCGTCCGCGATCCTCGGCCACCCATTCCCCGGCCAGCACCGGGTCACCTGGCCCGACCTGTACCTGCTGCACATCGCCGCCGAGGCAGAGCCGTCCCCTCCCCCGCCGCCGCTGGCAACCGCAGCAGCAGCCCGCCACCGCGCCGAGCGGGAAACCGCCCGAGCTGCCGTCGAGCAGGCGTACCGGCAGCAGGTCGAGGAGTGGGAGCAGTTGGCTGCCGGACTTGCCGATCTCGGCGTCCGTGCCGAGGTCCGCCACAACTACACCTCGCACCGGCACCTTGACTGCTACCGCCAGGGGGGCGACCACATCTACCTGCTGGATGACCTGCACATCGGCCGCCTTCAACGATCGGCCGGGCGTGTCCTGTGCTTCACGCCCAGCCGCGCCAAGGACCTCCAGGACTTTCCCGATGCCGCCACCGACGGCCGGCCACCGACCTGCCGCGCTTGCCTCACCACCGCGCGCCGCATCACCACACGAGGAGCAGTCACATGAGCGGGCCCACTCTGGACGACGACCCGGCCGAGGTCACCGTAGACGGTGACGTCTGGTCCCGGATCGGCATCACCTCCAACGCCCGGCACCTGTATGCGCCCCGGGACCGTCGCCCGTGGGATCGCCGTGAGGCGACGCTGCCCGCGCTCGTCGCCGCCAGCCACACCGTGGTGCCCAGGCACCCCGCCGAGGCGGAAGTGGAGCAGCTGCGTCACCAGCTCCGCAGCCTCAGGGCGGACTACCGACGCGCGGTCGCCGAGGCCCGGGGCCGGAAGGAGTACGGCGAGCGCCTCGCGGCGCAGCTGGAGCAGCTCGGCCAGCCGGTGCATGAGCGCGAGGAGCCCGCTGCGGAACGGTCGGCCTCGCCCCGATACCCGCTGATGGTGCAGCTCCCCGGCGGGCGCGTCCGGCACGCCGCCCGACAGGCCCCCAACGGCCGCGTGTCCACGCTGTGCGGCAAGGCCGGGCGCCCCATCAGCGACGGCTCCGAGCTCTCGTACTGCCGCGCCTGTGCGAGCCGGCCGAACCCCATCTCCCAGCAGTACGCCGGGACCTGAGCGTGCCGATCCGCCCCGAGCAGCGCGCCCTGTACCCGCCGGACTGGCCGGAGATCTCCCGCCGCATCCGCGCGGACCGGGCCGCCTGGCGGTGCGAGTGCGACGGCCGGTGCGGCGTCCCCCACGACGCGGGGCGCTGCCCAGCCGTCCACGGCCAACCGAGCCCGCTCACCGGATCAAGGGTCGTACTCACCGTCGCGCACCTCGACCACCAGCCGACCAACTGCTCCCCGGACAACCTCATGGCCGCCTGCCAGGCGTGCCACCTGCGATACGACGCCGACCACCACCGGCAAACCGCCGCCACCACCCGCCGCGCCGCCATCGAGGCAGCCGGCCAGACCGCCCTCAACATCCCGCTCGGGCACCTGGAGATCACCCCATGACGTACCCACTGGACGATGCCGACAGCGTGCAGCGCCTGGCGCTCAACGTCATCGCCGAACAGGCTGCCGAGACACAGACCCTGACCCGGGTCATCGGTCAGCAGGACAGCGACGACTCGGTCCGTGCCGGCATCCAGACCGCGATGCGCGGCATCGCCGCGGCGACGCTGCACCGCATCGCCGGCCAACTGCCCGACGCCACGCCAGCTCACCGGGAGTGGCTGGAGGAGCAGGCCGACGGCCTCCACCTGGACGTCACCGAGATCCTCACCGGCGCGTGGGGCACCCCGCCCGACGACCCGGACGGGGCGCCCAGCGAGGCGCCCACAGTCGTCACGGACCCCACCGCTCCGGACCAGGTCCTCGTCACCATCCCGGACCTGCGGTACCTGGAGACCGACGCCGGAACCTGGTCCGCGCAGATCGGCCTGTATCGGTACCACCTGCTCGCTCTGCGGGACGAGATTGACCGCTTCATCCCGCCGTCCGGCGCGGTGGCCGGCGCCCTCGCGCGCGAGCTGGAGCGCAGCACCCACCAGGCGGAGGAGTCACGGCGCGCCGTGACCCGCCTCGCCACGCTGATCCGCGACTCTCAGCAGCTCCTCGACGTCGTCCAGGAGGACGGCAACGGCCGGTGGCTGTGGGGCGAGATCGAGGGCGCCCTGCGCCAAGCTGAGACGGCCGTTCAGCCCCTCGGGGGGGCGCTGCTGCCGCATCAGCTGCGGGATGAGCCCGAGCGTCTGGACCGGCGCTCACTGCCCGTGATGCCCGCAGACGACGAGACGGCAGTGCGCGATCGCGTGGCCGGCGGCGAGGGGCTGTCGCCGGAGCTGGCGCGCGCGCTGTGGCAGGAGCTGGAGCGCACCCGCGTTGAGCGGAGCGCCTGGATGCTGGAGGTGCAGCGTGCCGCTGCCGAGGAGCAGCGGCACGAGCGGTTCGAGGTGGCGGCCGGCGCTCGGATGCTCCAGCACATGACGGCCGAGGTCCAGCGGATGGCAGACCGGATGACGCCCGATCAGGTCGCGTCGCGCCGCGTCGCGTGGGAGCAGGCGCTGCCGGGCGCTGCTGGGAGCCCGTCCGAGTACCGGATGGTCGAGATGCGGGCGGCGGCGTGGCGCGCGGCGCGCCCGGGGCTGTCGTGAGTCGGCCCTATCAGGAGACCGGTGAGGGCCTGCGCTGCCCGATCGAGGACTGCACGGCCCGGGTCGAGGAGTGGGAGCTGCACGAGCACCTGGAGGACGAGCACGAGCGGGACGAGCTGATCGACTGTCTCGTCCAGCTGGCGCCGGATCTGCCGTACCACCGCGATGTGGAGTGCGAGATGTGCGGCGCGTGTGGCGCTCGACCCGGTGATCACCCGCTGTGCGAGAGCTGCGAGACGCGCCAAGGGTGGCATTTCCGCGGCTGAAATTAAGGTCGCCTCGCCCCCGGACTGTCCCGGGGGCGAGGCGCTGTCGTGTGTGGGCGACGGGACCGGGGGCCACTCCGTCCCCGCGCAGTGGGCCCCGCCTGACTGCGGCACTGCCTGCGGGAGGGTCCGTTTGCACGGCCCCGACCTGTTCCCGGCTCCCGTCGCCACACTGAGCGTACCGGTCGTCACCACAAGCGCGCCTGGTTTCTGTGCCCTTGGGCGTGTCCGGACAGCATCCGGACAAGCTATCCGGGGCGCTCCGGACAAGGCGCGGACAAGCTTCTGATCTGCGAGGACATGGCGGGCAAGCCTATCCGGAGTACGACACGACATGGTGCTTTGACATCACCATGCGATGTCGCAATACTTGACCCATCGCCACCCACCCAGGGAGAAACAGATGACTGCCAGCACCATCGCCGCCACCACCGTCCTCCGCGCGCTGGCCGCCGCTGGCATCACCGACCCGGCCCGCACCGCGCAGGCCCTGGACGCCGCCGGCCTCCTCACGCCCACCGCCGACCCGGCTCCGGCTCCGGCGAGCATCGACATCACCGTGCTGTCGCTCATCGACGGATCCGTGCAGACCGTCACCCTGACCGACTACTACACCCAGGACATCGACGGCGAGCACAAGATCGCTGGCCGTGTGGACGCCGACGAGGCAGTGATCGGGCCGGTCGTCATCAAGGTGACCCTGCCCGACGGCACGCGCATCTTCCGGTCGGCCGAGTCCCAGATGACGAAGTTCGGCTTCGGGCGCCCCTACCTGGCCATGCGGTCGCACAGCGCGACCGGGCCCGCGAGCGAAGCGTTCGTTCTCGGCTACAACACGGCGCTCGGGGCCGTGGAAGAGACCCGGTCGACCTACCGCCGCGCGCAGCTGGACATCAACCGCATCGGGCGGAGTGAGCACGCCACCGACTTCACCCTCATCTTCCCTCGCCTCAGCTAGCCAGCCTGCCGCCGGACTGGCGGACAAGGGGCGCCAGCGCCCTGAGCTGTGCGGATGGGTGTCCGGACCGTCCGGACACCCATCCCGGGAATGCGACACGAGATGGCGATTTGACATCGCCATGTGATGTCGCAATGATGGGCACATCGACACCACCTAGGGAGATCCGATGGCACGCACCGACCACCACGGCCCCCGCCAGATCCCCACCCGCACCGCGCTCTACCGCGCCAGCCCCGGCGTCCGCACCCGCCACCAGCGCGCCGCCCACAAGCAGAACCGCCAGGGCGCCCGCCTCGCCCTCCGCCAGGGCACCGAGCCGCCCCGAACACAGCGCCGCCGCGTGGACTGGGACGTCACCTGAGAGCCCGGACAAGCACCTGACCTGCACGGACAAAGACCGGACAACACCTCACCTGGGAGAGACCATGAAGATCGACGACACCTACGACACCTACGAGACCACCGGCCAGCTCCTGACTCGGATCATCGAGGGCCCCGCCACGGTCGAGGATGTATGGCTGCTGGTCATCGTGCGCGGCGAGAACCTCCGGACGCTCCACCACATGAAGCACGTCGCCAACCAGCACGGCATGCCGGCGCTGCGGAAGCTCATCCGGGACTTCGGACGCTATGAGGCCCGGCGGATCGCCAAGACCTGCTGACTGCACCCTCAACGACTGATGCCCGACCCCTTCGCGGGGTCGGGCATCAGTCGTTGAGGCGCGGTCGTTCCTGGCTCACATCGCACGCCTTGGCTATGAGGTACTGCGCGATGGAGTCAGATTCACTATCGACCTGTTCCGCACCCAGGGCGCCCCCCTCGGAGCGAAGGACGCGGGTGCGCACGGCGAGCACATTACTACCTCTCGCACTGCCGGCCTACGCGCCCTCCTCGCGGCCGGCCGTCTCGCCGGCGGACGGCGCGTGCTCGACACGCCAGCCCTCCCGCGTCAGCATGCCCTCGGCCTGGAGGCGATCCAAAGCCTTGCCGACCACATCGAGTGACGCCCCGTAGGTCTCCGCGAGCTCGGCCGCCGGTGGCAGGGGCGTGCCGGCCGCTGCGTCGGCGTAGTCCCGGCGCAGCATCTGCACCAGATGCTCCGAGGTCACCCGCCACGGCGGCAGGCCGGCATCTCTCCGCATGGCGTCGATGTAGTTCTGATCGTAGGGCGCCGCGGCAGCCAGCTGCTTGGGCGAGACCTCCTGGGCCTCAATGAGGCGCAGCAGCTCGGCGTGCACCTCCGTGCGCAGTTCCTCCAGGCGATCCTGGGCCGCTTGGTGCGCCTGCGCCTTGCGCTTGACCTCCCGGATCGCAGCCTGGGACGTCATGTCCTCGGAGACGGCCGGCAGCCTACGCCCACTTTCGGCTGCGGACTTGGCCGAGCGCTCGACCGTCCGGCGCGAGTAGCCAGCCGCCTCAGCGAGGTTGCCGGTGGTGGCCGTACCGGCGATCTTGTGGGCGGCGACAGCGTCTTGGAGCGGCTTGCGGGTCTTTGTGATCTGGGTCTGGGCGTCCTTGATCCGGCTGGTCAGGTCCCTGAGCGTGGCGAGGGGATCGGGGGCTCTCTGGGTGGTGGGCATGCGGGCATGATGCCACAGTGCGACACGGCATTGCGACATCACATGGCGACTTGACATTGCGACACAACATGGCGATTATGGATGTCAAGCGTAAGTCGCATCCAGCGCCGAGGGGACCACCATGCGCATCACCGCCCGCCAGACCACCGCCCGCACCGAGACCGACCTGACCCGCGCCATCGAGCGCGAGCAGCCCGTCACGGTGACTTACCTGGCGGAGGAGACGCGGGACGTGATCGCCGTGGACTCCACCGGCCAGGCCGCGCGCCGCACCGTCAAAACCGGCGGCCACGTGGAGATCGTCCGCACCATCGAGCCGCGCGACCGCATCACCACCCGCGCCGGACACACCGTCATCAAGGCGCTGTGCCGCAAGTCCGGCGGGCACCGCAGCTACCGCCTTGACCGCCTCGTGTCCTACACCGTGCACCGGGGCACCCACCTCATCGCCGAGCCCGCCCCGCGCACGGCCCGGACGCTGGACGACATCTCCACGGGCTGCACCCTCGGGCACGGCAAGCACCGCTACACCGTGACCGCCAACGGCACCCCCGTGCACCACGGCACCGAGCCCGGCCCGGCCCACGCCGCCCTCGCGGGCGCCGGACGAAGCGCCCGGACCGTCGCCGCCGCCGAGGACGGCACGTACTGCCTGGATGCCACCCGGCACATGACGGCGCGCGGCGCCCTCACGGACATCTGACACAGAATCAGGAGAACCACCCCATGCGAATCAGCCCTCACACCCCCTACGTCCAGGCCGTCGCCGAGGCCCTCGCCGCCCTCGAGCTCCCGCAGCCCGACGCCGTCACCCTCCACACCGCCCAGGCCGCGTACCGGGAGGTGCACACCGCCGAGCTGATGTGGACCCGCCCGTCCGCCCACTGGCCGACGCAGCTGCGCGTCGGCTGGCACTCCGGGTACGGCTGGTACGCCACCTCCGGCCGCGCCGTACACCACCGGGCACGCCTGCACACGATGCTGGCGGGAGACCCGGGCGAGGTCGCCGACACCATCCGGCACCTCATCACCTACGGCCCCGCGTCCCGCCTCACCACGATCGGGCTCGGCCTGTGGGAGCACTCCGAGGCGCTGACCGGCGAGCGCCTCGCCGACGAGCTGGACGCGTACCTGTGAGCGCCGCATTCCGGGCGAGCCTCCGGCTCCTGACCATCGTGCGCAGCGCCGACGGCGGCCCCGACCGTCGGACCTCGGTCGCGGACGCGCGGATCGCGCTCGCTGCCGCGCGCGGCCTGCTGGACGAGGTGTGCCCCGCCAGCGGGATGCGGACCTCGGAGGCCGCGTGTCGCATCGTGGCCGGCGAGTGGGCGGAGCTGCTGGCCGACGGCCGGCCGCCGTCCCAGCACCGGCGGATCCGGTACGGGCGGGTACGGCAGCTGTGGGCGAGCGGCACCCCGAGCTGGTCGCCGCGATCTGGCCGGAGCTGCCGCCCGAGCCGGACCTGGACCTGTGCAGCGTCTGCCGTGACGAGGACTGCACGCGGCCGTGGGCCGCCGCCTCGTCCATCTGCATGACTGCTGGCTGCTACGCCCCGCACGACGAACACCGGGACGACGACGAGGGCACCACGTGCCGTGCGTTCCGGCTCTGACCGCCGCCCGGACTCTCTGTCCGGACAGCTCGGGATAACTCCCCGGACAACCCACCTGACCTGCAAGGACATTGCCCGGACACCCATCCCGGAGTGCGACACACGATGGTGATTTGACATCGCCATGTGATGTCGCAATACTTGATCCATCGACACCGACAAGGGAGATCCGATGACCGCCGCCGTCCTCGCCGCGAACACCGCCGCCGTCCTCGTCATCGCGATCGCCCCCATCGCCGAGGAGGCCGACGAGACCCCCCAGTGCTGGGACTGCGGCGCCGAGACCCCCGACGGCGTGGACGAGGACACCGCCCGGGACGAGCACGAGTGGGAGCAGAGCGAGGAAGACGGGCACCTCCGCTGCGACATCTGCGCCAACCCGGACGGCCCCGCCCACCGGTACGACCGCGCCTACTGGTGCTGACCCACCAACCCCGCCCGGCCCCACCAGGGGCCGGGCCCCACGCCCCCGGAAGGAAGACGGATGAGCCTCACCTATCTGCCCGCCGCCCAGATCATCCCGGGCGACGTGATCTACACCGACGGCCGCCGCACCGCGCTGGTACTCGCCGTCGAGGCGGACGCTCAGAAGCCCGGCCGCGTGCTGATCTCCGTGGGCTGGGAATCGCCCATCACCCTCGCCCAGAGGGCCGTCATCGCCGTCGCAACGCTCCACCCGCGCACCAACCCCGGCCCGCAGCCACTGACCACCTGACCGGGGCGTCCGGCCCCCTCCCTGCCGGACGCCCCACCCCAGGGCCTGCCCCGGACTCCCACCCCTCCCGGGGCGGGCCCACCCACACCCACCACCTCACGAGAGGCCAGCATGACCAACACCGAGACCCGCAACGCCGTCAGCATCCTGGGCGGCAGGGTCCACCAGTCGATCGACATCCACGGCACCGCGTCGGCCTGGCCGTGGTGCCGCACCGGCACACAGGACAGCGCCGGCACCCGGTACCAGTTCACCGACAAGCCGGTGACCTGTCGGAACTGCCTCATGTACATCGCCCGCCGCGCAGAGGCCGCGCGCCTGGCCGCCGCGTCGCCTCTCGCCGCCGCCGCGTACCAGCTCGGGCGGACCGTGGAGGACACCAACGCCGAACGGGCCAAGGCACCGACGCAGCCCACCCGCACCGGCCCCACCTACACGGAGGGCGACCGCATCAGCGTGCCGCGCGGCCCCGCCAGCGTCATCAGCCACGTCCGGGGAGAGGTCGCCTACAGCCTCGACAGCCAGGGCGGCGAGTGGTTCATCCCCGAGGACTCCCCCGACCTCCGCCCGCTTGAGAACGAGTCGCCGGCCACCACGGACCCGCGCCCGGTCATTGAGGGCGTCATCGTGGAGCACTCCGGCACCGCCCAGGGGAGCCGCCCCGCCGACGCCACGCACCCCGACGTGATCGCTGCCCGTGCCGCGTTGGACGGCAACGCCGTAGCGACTATGACGGACCACCACGACACCACCGAGCCGACCGGCGCGGAGCAGCAGGTGCGCGGGTACCTGATCGAGCCCCGCAACCCGGGAACCGTCCGCGTCTACTGGCTCGAGGGCGGCACCGTCGTGACGCGCGAGACCTACCTCCACGGCGCCGCCCTCGACGGCCTCGCCGACCGGCTGACCCGGCGGGGATGGCACGTGTGGCCGCTCACCGCCGCCTCGAAATGCGTCATCGCCGACCGCCCCGCCCCGGCTCCCACGAAGCCCGACATCCCCATGTCCGTCGGCTACGTCAACCGCCGCGATGGCGAGGAGTGCGCGCAGATCGAGATCAGTGGCGCGGACCTGGCCGCGCTCACCGCCGGGGACCGGGAGGCCGTGGAGCGGCTCCGGGTCGTGATTGCCGAAGCCGCAGCCCGATTCAACTGACCAGCCCGCCCGGTCCCCATCACGGGGGCCGGGCCCGCCCAACCGCCCAACCATTCCCAGGGGAACCGCACATGAGCACCACCACCGTCCGAACCAGCCCCGGCGTCGCCATCGCCCAGCACATCGGCACCCGCACCGAGCAGTGCGACGCCGCCGCCATCCGCACCAACAAGGCCACCGGTGTCCGTGCGCTCGTACTCCTCGACGGAATCGGCGACACCCCCACCGTCCGCGACTGGACGCGCGACGCCGCCCAGCGCCTCGCGATCGTCGCCGCCCGCGTCGGCGACGCCGAGACCGCGCTCCGAGCCGAGTACGAGCGGTACGCAGCCCCCCAGCGTGGCAGCGGCATCGAGGAGGACCCGCCCGGCGCGGCGGCGATCGTCGCCGTCACCCGCCCCGGCCAGCCGATCACGATCGCCTGGGCAGGAGACTGCCGCGCCTACGCGATCACCCGCAGCGAGGCCCGCCAGCTCACGGCCGACCACAACCTCCGCCGCGTCTGGCCTCCGTGCGCGACGCACAACGGCGGCAACCGCCACCGCATCACCTCGCACCTCGGCGACTGCCTCACGGACGACGAGGTCAAGGCCCTCCACAACCACCCCGCGATCGAGGCCACCACCTACACGCCCAGCGCTCCCGGTACCCGGCTCCTGCTGGCAACCGACGGCGCCTACGAGCCGCATGAGGCAACCACCTACCCCCTCACGCTGCTCGCCGAGGGGCCCATGCGCATCGCCGCCGCCAACGGCGTCCAGGACGCCGTGGCCACGGCCGAGGCCGCCACCGAGCCCGACATCCACGCGGACAACGCGACCATCCTGCTCGCCCGCGTCGACCCCTCCTGACCATCCCACGGCCGCCCCCGCCCCAGGGGCAGCCCACCCCACCAGAGAAAGGGCCCCGTCATCGTGACGACGCTCAGCCGCTACGCCCGCAACCCGCGCTCCGGCGCCTACCACTACGGCGCCGACGCCGACAACGGCGACACCACCCTGCTGTGCAGCGACTCCACCTACCGGCAGGAGGACATCGTCAGCAACCCGAGCGGCTACGGCCAGCTCGCGTCCCTCGCCGCGCCCACCGCCCGGCACACCGAGTGCCGCAAATGCAGTCGGGTCCGGATCGAGCTGGCCGCGCCCAAGGTCTCCGCCAGCGCCCAGGCCGCCCAGCTAGCCCGCACGCACCGCCTCAGCGACCGCATGGTGACCGCCCTGCTCACCGGTGCGACAGACGGCCGCCTGACCGGCCTCACCGGGACACTCACCGGGCTCGTGCAGCGCGGCCTGGCCGAGGAGTACGACGGCACCTACGGGCTGACCACCTTGGGACGCGAGGTCCTGTGCGGCCTCGTCGACATCGCCTGACACCCCGGGCCCCGGCACGACGCCGGGGCCCACCCCCACCGAGCACGGAACGGACCCCGTGGACACCCTCATCGCCCTCGCCGTCATCGCCAGCGTCGTCTGGCTCATCACCAGCAGCCGCGCGCACCGCCGCCCGCCGGGCCGCCCAGGCCGCATCCCCCGGCCACGCCGGCACCGCGACCACGGCGCCGGCGCCTCCGCCGCACGCCGCGCCTCCCAACTCGCCCAAGACGCCCGCGGCGGCCCCGGCCGCCGCCTCCTGGCCGCCGCCGGCATCACCACCCGCGGCGCCGCCCGCGACCAACGGGCCGCTGCACAGTGGAGGTCAGGGGCCGTCGGCGAGCAGCTGACCGCCGCGATCCTCGCCGGAATCCCCGGCATCCACGTGCTGCACGACCGGGCCCTGCCCCGGGGCAGGGCGAACGTCGACCACCTGGTGATCACGCCGGACGGCAAGGTGCTGCTCGTGGACTCGAAGCTCTGGAGCGGCCACTTCCGCATCAGCGTCACCCGCGACGGCCGACTCCTCCACGGCACCGCCGACCGCACCCGCTCGCTGAACTCCGCGCGCTACGAAGCCGAGCAGGTATCCGCCGCCCTCGGTGGCCTGCCCGTCACCATCCTCATCGCCGTGCACCGCGCACCCATCACGGACGGCGCCATCACCACCGACGACGGCATCTGCATCATCCCGGCCGGCACCCTCCCAGACACCATCCGGGCGCTGTCCGGACGGGCCCGGACAACCGCCCGGCGCCTCGCCGAACAGGCCGACCGGGCCCTCCCCCCGCACGCCCACTGACCCGCAACGGCGGCCGGACAGCTGTCCGGCCGCCCTGTCCGGACAGCACGGACAAGTTGTCCGAATCCCCCCGCGCCCGCCATCAGACGACCTACGGTGCTCCCAGCCAGCCACAGGAGATCCCCATGCACGCGCCGCCCGCCGGACGCCGCCGTAACGCCCAGCTCATCGCCGCCGCCGCCTGCATCATTGGCGACTGTGCCCAGGCCGCCGGCGACATCTACGGCCCGATCGCCGCCCACATCTCCGTACCGGACGCCGACCCCGACGGGCCCGTCGTGGTCTCCGGACGCCACCTCACCGTGCTCGCGGCCACCGCACCGGCACGGCTCGACCGCGCCCGGCAGCTCGACCGAACGGCGTGGGCCGCCGAGGCCAGCGCCGAGGACCAGGACCAAGCTGCCGCCCACGCTGAGCGTGCCGTCCTCGCCGAGGCCGCTGCCGTCTTGGACATGGAGCCCGCCGGCGAACCTGCCGCGTGGCCGGCCGGAGTCCCCGAGATCACCCCCGCGCACGGCGCCGCGATGGCGCCCATCGCCGCCGCCGAGGAACTGCTGGCGGACGACATCACCGCGGAGCGCGTGCAGTTGCTCGCCCAGGAGCACGACGCGCACGCCGGCGAGATCATCGCCGAGGCCATCACCCAGGCGTCCGCCTGCGCATGCCTCGCCCTCGACCAGGCCCGGGACATCCTGACGACCGACCCGTCCGCCGCCGCTGAACTCGCCATCGCCGCGACCCGCCACCTCGCGGACCTCGTCACCGTCGCCTCGATCGACGCGTAAGGACAAGACCATGCCAACGACACACCTGCGTGCCTGTGACGTGCCCGAGGTCCGGCAGGATCTACTCCGATGGGCTCAACAAAACGCCGAACGCGGAAAGCGCGCCCAGGGCGCTATCCACGTCAACGCCTTCACCGAGCCGTCGATGTTCCAGTCCTCGGCGGCGGCGGCCGAGCTGTACTACGTCAACGACGTTATGACGAGACTCGCCCGTGACATCGGCGAAGGGCTCCCCGTCTGCGCATTCGACGTCGACTCTCTGCCAGCGCCAACGGGCCTCCTGGTGTGGTCTGATGATTCGAGCGCGCACACCCAGAACCTCGGCAAACCCCGGGCAGTGCTGTGGTGCCGTACCGGGCTGACACTGCGCGTCGCCGTTCTGGACGACGCCGGCCCCTACCGCCGCGAATTGGAGAAACTGGGGAGGCGAGTAGATCCGACCTGGGCGAGTGAGGTCGCCCTGTCCCTCGCGGGTGACCTAGCGCTGGGCTTCGGCACAGCGATCCCACTGAACGTTGAGACCGACTGGGACGAAGTGAAGCATGCCTGGAGCGTCGACAGGCACGGCCGCCCCGCCAAGGACCGCTTCCATGTGGGAGCTGACAGGCTCAACAGTATCCACGGCGAGCAACTCGGCGTAATCCGCACTCTGCTGGGCACGCTCCTGCTCATCCGACAGCCAGCCGAGGCCCGGCGCGCCCTGTGGCAGTCCGACGACGTGCAACCCGACGCGGCAGCCCGTAAGCGCCTACGCCGAGCCGGTGCTGAGCGGCCCGACGCGACGGTGCGTTACATCACGCTGCGCCAGAACGTTCGCCCCTTAAGCGACGATGCCGAGACATCGGGCCGCAGTGCGCGCACCTACAGAAGCCAGTGGTTCGTCCGGCCTCACCGGCGCACCTACCCCGACCGGAACGACCCTACGGGCTACTCCCGAAAGTGGGTCGGCCCCTACCTCGTCACCCCCGCAGGATGCGAGAGCGCTCCCATCCTCGGTCGGGAACGCATCGTGCACGTGCTCCGCCGCTGACCTCGGATCAGGGGCGCGGCCCCTGATTGATTCGCTCCCAAAGGGGATTGAGCGGATTCTCCTCCTGGCCGAGGGGGAGCTGATGGACAGAGAACTTCCAGTCTCGGCCGTCTTCAGCGCTCAGCCGTGCCAGTGCCTGGCTTAGTGCCCAAACGCTCTCCTCCCACTCCCTGCCGTCCCGCACGAGCCCGTCCGTGTAGGAGTCGTGCGCATCGAACGCGCAGCCGCAATGGGTCCGCTGTGCTTCCGCGTCGATCTCCCGGCCCAGCGTGGCGGCCAGCTCTCGTAGTTCAGCGTTCTCCGCGGTGTCGGGTAGCGCCTTCATCAGCAGCGTCCAGCGCTGTCTCACCGGCGCAACTTCCGTGAGCTTCCTGAACCCGGGGGCGTACTCTTCCCAGGCCCGGCGCGCCTCCGCAACTGCACGAACCGCATTCCGGTGCGCCAGATCCAACCGCTGTGCTCGGTCCTCGCGGATCCTTCGGGGTGCAACCCAGCGAGCATGCGCCCGGTGCAGCGGCTCCATCAGAAGATCCCGGAGAGGCCCGTCGGGTACCCGCTCCTGCTTCGCCTGCTTCAAGGCGCTCCGGCGTCCCCAGATTCTTCCGAGGATCGTGGAGAGGACCGCCGACGCCGAGGCCGTCGCCAGCGGCAGCCATGTGCTCATGCTCATCCGCGCAGCATCGCGTGCGATTCGGGACATGCGACAACATCCGGCCACTCTGGCCACTACCCGCTGTGGCCGCGCGGTGGCTGATACGCGGCTATCCGTGACGCTGCGCAGCGGATACTCTCGGACGTCGGAAGTATTCCGGAATAGTCAAGGCACAGCGAAAGAGAGGTGCGGCCCGGATGGATGACCGCCACGTGAAGCGCTACGAGGATCTCGCCGCGACACTGCGCCGCCGGATCGCCGACGGCACCTACCCCGCCGGGAGCGACTTGCCGACCGTCCAGCAGATGAGCAGCGAGCATGGCGTCACCATCAGCACCGTGCAAGCCGCCATGCAGACCCTGCGGCGCGACGGCCTGGTGGACAGTGGCCAAGGTCGACGCTCCCGCGTCCTCGCGCAACGCGCCATTATCAGCCATTCCGCGTCATACCTGGCGCAGGACGGCGATGGCCGACAGGCCCTGACCTGGGCGCAGCACATGGCCAGCCTCGGCATGCGCGGGGAGCAGATCCTCGGGCACGTCGGTGAGGCGCCGGCGCCGGAGGACATCGCGCAGCACCTGGGCGTAGCCCCCGGCGACCCGGTACTGCTACGCGGCCGGGAAATGCTCGCGGACGGCGAGGTCGTCGAACTCGCGGACTCCTGGTACCCGCTGGACATCGCATCCGGCACGGGACTGGCACAGCGGCGCCTGGTGCGCGGCGGCCTCCCGGCAGTGCTCGCCGAGCGCGGCCTGCGGGCGGTGGAGGTCGAGGAGATCGTCACCAGCCCAGTGCCGGGGCCGGAGGCGTGCGAGAGGCTGCGGATCACGCCGGACGACCGGATCCTCCGCAAGGTGCGCGTGTACTACGCGGAGGAGGGCCAGGCGGTGGCCGTGGACGCCAGCACGATGCGCGGCAGCCGACATGAGCTGAGGTACCGGCTGCCGGTGCACTGATGCTCTGACCTGCGCAGATGAGGGCGGACCGTGATGGTCCGCCCTTTCGCGCGTCCGATTACCGGACACTATTCCGGAACAGCTTGACTATTCCGGAATAGGTGACCAAGATGGCCTACATGACCTACCGAGAGCGATCGGTCAGCTACACCCCGCTGACTGTCACGCAGGTATCGGGGCTGCTGGGCATCTCCCGGCGCACCGTCCTCCGTGAGATCCAGCGGGGCAACCTGGCCGCCGTGAAACCGGGCGGCATGTACCGGATCGACCCGGGCGAGTACGCGGCCTACCGCGATCGGTCCCGAGTCCTCCCCGGCTGACCGGCCAGCTCCCGGAAAGGGAGCGGCCCCGGCGTTGGGCGTTGCACCGCCCGCCGGGGCCAGTGATCAACACCCCATCCAGCGTGAACAAGGAGTGATCGACGTGCAGCGTAGTACGTCCACCCAGCACCGCGCCCGGCCGGGCACCATCCGGCCGCCGCACGTCCAGGTGCCCGCGCCCCAGGGCGCACGCCTCGGGCGCGTCATCGACGCCATCACCGGTACCCGGCAGGGGGGTGGCCGCCGTGGCTGAGCAGGACCTGCGGGACTACCGCAACGCCGCGCCGCAGCGCGACCCCCAGGCCGTCAAGGACGCCGTGCGCAACGCCCAGACGAGCGGCGCGTCCACCGGCTCGGCCGCGTCGCAGGGAGCGAAGCGATGAGCACCACCATCGACCGAGCCCTCTCCATCGCCCGGCAGTCCATCACGTGGCACGCCTACGGCCAGCAGGTCACCGGCCCGCAGGTAGCCACCCACCTCGACGCCGCCCGCGAGCGGGTCGCCGAGGTCGGCTGGCACCCGAACGGGATGACCACCTCGCTGTTCGGCCAGCTCACGGCTGCCGCCGAGCGGGGGCGGGGGACCGCGTCCACCCGCTTCGTCGCCGGGCTCGTCATCCTCTCCGTGCTGCGCGCCCGTACCGGGGCCTCCGTCGCCTCGCACGAGGTGTGGGAGCGCCAGACCGGCCGCTCCCGCGACGACGTGCAGCAGTTGCTGCACGACGCCGCCGCCGTCGCCCGCGACGCCGGGCCCAAGGGGGCCAGCTGATGGCCGCCCAGCAGCCCAAGCCCGCCCCCGGCGACCAGGACAACGGCCAGGAGCCGACCGCCGCCGAGACCCTCATCCGCCGCTACGGCGACCTGATCCGCCGACACCAGACCGGAGGCACCCCCTCATGAAGACCAAGCACCAGACCTGCGCCTTCCCCCGCGAGTGCGGCGCCTGCCAGGGCTGGGGGACCGTCGTCGGCCCCAACGGCAAGGGCATCAAGCCCTGCCCGAACGGCTGCAAGAAGTAGCAGCCCCGCGCCGTCCGGCCCCGCTCCCGGGGCCGGACGGCCACCCGACCGCCAGCTGTGTAGGCCGCACCCCGCCCCCTCCCTGCCGTGGGGTGCGGTCCACAGAGCCGACGAGAGCCACCACCCCCGACCACGCACGAGAAAGGGCGCCCGATGGAGCCCGGACAGACCCCCGCCCAGCCGGGCACCGCGCCGGCCGAGAACCCGTACATCAAGTACCGCACCGAGCGGCGCACACGGAAGGTGTGGCACAGCGAGGACGGCGTCAACTACGAGCTGATCAACGACGACTACGACGTCCGCGTACCCGTTCCGCCCCGGGACAGCGACCTGATCGTCCTGCGCCTCGTGACCGGCGCGACCATCTTCATGGTCACCGCCGCCCTCGCGTGGTCGACGGCCGGCATTGGTGACCTGCTGTCCATGTCCGTGGCCGCGCCCATCGCCTACGCCGCCGCGATCGGATTCGACGCCGCGTGGATGACCTGCATGGGCATCGAGTGGCTCAACCGCTACCGGCCCGAGCGTGCCCGCAAGGCGATGATCGCCGGGCACCTGTGCCTCATCGTGTCCATTGCGGCCGTCAGCGCACACGGAGGCATCAAGGTCGGCTCCGCGTGGGTCGCAGTCATCGGCGCCACGGTCAGCGTCATCGCGAAAGCGATGTGGATGTTGCTGCTGAGCCACACCGCGCTGGAGCTGGACCCGCGGGCCCGGAAGTGGATGGCGCGGATCGAGGCTCGGCACGGCTCGCAGCTCGCCATCGCCAGCTGGCAGCGAGGTCTCCACCGCACGCAGGCCCGCCACGCGGCGCTGGTCGCAGCCCTCGGCGTGCCCGGACAGCTCCCGGACATGCAGTCCGGGCAGGCGGACAGCCCGATCCCGACCACCGGACAGACCCCGGGCGCACCGGTGCTGACCTCGGCGGACACGCGTCCGGACACTGTCCCGGCGCTGTCCGGGCCGGTACCTCCCGTGCCCGCTCCGCAGGTGCCGCAGGTGGCGCAGGTGCCGCAGCCGCTGGGCGCGCCGAGCACTCCCCCGCCGCCGCCGCCTCCGAACGACGAGCAGGACGAGAACAAGAAGCAGGACCGGGCGGACGAGGTCGTACCGATCGAGCGGGGCAACCTGACCGCCGCCCTCCGCAAGCTCCTCGCTGCCGGCATCACCGACCCCACCACCGCGCACCGCATGGTCGTGGAGGCCGGCATCACCGACGCCAAGGCGGACACCGTCAGCCGCACCATGCGCCGCCTCCAGCGGAGCGCCTGATGCTGCGCCAGCTGCTCGCGCGCCTGCTGCGCCGCCGTTCCTCGGAGGAGCAGCCCACCGTGCGGCTGCTCCTCCCCGGCCCCCACCAGCCCCAGCCGGACCCCACGCCCGGCCCGCTCCCCGCCCTGCCGCCCGACATCGCGCGGCTCCAGAACCCGGCCCCGGCCGATCCGGCCGCCCCCGACCACACCGAGATCGCTGTCCGCCGCATCCTCCGGGACCGCGGCGTACACCCCGGAGGACGCCCCCGATGACCACCCACCAGCAGCAGCCGGGCAACTGGCTGGACGAGCTGTACGACGGGCCCGGCGCCACCCCGCTGGAGTACGCGGCCCGGCCTGCCCTGCCGCCTGGGCCGACCACGAGCAACTGCCCGGTCGAGGGGCGCATCATCCCGCCCGCCCCGAACACCCCGCCCGCCACGGCTCCCCCGCCGCCGCGGGCACCCCACCCGGGGCCGGTCGCGCCCCCCGGCACGCCAGACCTCCCGCCGTGGCGGGTGCCCGACACCCCGCCCGCGCCTCCACCGGCGCCTCCACCGCAGCAGGTGATCGCGCCGGTCGTACTCCCCGAGAACCTGACCATCGAGCTGCGCTGGGAGGACCCCCCGCCGCCGCCCACGAACTGGCAGAGGTTCAAGACCTGGGTCAAGACCCGGACGCACCCGGTCAGCACCCTCGCTGGGATCGGGCTGGCGTTCGTGCCGATCCCCGAGGTCGGCTACGGCGCTGCGGCGATCTGGGGCTCTCTCCTCCTGCGGATCCGGGGGGCAGCGGGCGCCGATTGGGGCTACGCCGCTGCCATCGCCGCCATCGTCGTCGCCTCTGCGTGGGCCTGGTGCATGCGCGATGTCGTGATCGTCCGCATGGAGTGGCCCCGCGTCCTGCTCACCCGATTCGTCGTCGCCACTGTGGCGGTCGGCGCCCTGTCCGTCATCCACCCCTGGGACCCGATCCAGGGCCTCACCGGAGTGCCACTGTGACCACCGACCAGCTCACCTACGGCGGCGCTGCCGTCGCCATCGGAATCGTCGCCGTCTTTCTGATCTTCTGGTGGGTCAAGGACGACCACAAGATCACCAAGGCCCTCGGTATCGCCGCTCTGCTCGCGGTCGGCGCCCTCTTCACGGTGTGCACCGGCGGCCTCCTCGGCGTGGCCGGCGGGGCCGCGGCGAACGGCACCAACCAGGCCGGTCGCATCGCAGCCGGCGGGACCGGAGCGCTCGACGGCAACATCGCCACCGCGCCCACCCAGCAACTGACGGGCGGCGCCGCCATCATCCTCGTGGTGCTGCTGGCCGTTTTCGCGATCAACGTCTACCTGGCCAAGAAGTCGCAGGACATGCTCCGCATCGCGCGGAACATCCTTCTGCCCATCGCCGGTGCCTCGCTCGCGCTCTCGGCTGGAGGCGCCGAATTCCTCAACGACTACCTGTACAGCTGGCTCAACGATTCCGGCCAGCCCCTGGACGACTGGCTGAACGGAAGGGAGTCATGACCACTATCGGACTGCTCCTCGTTGTCATTGCTCTCGTTACGGCGTTTGCCTTTCAGCGGAAGCTCGTCACTGCCGTTTCTGTGCGCATCACAGTGGGCGGCGAAATCATCACGCGCAAGTCTCGCCGATCTGTTATCCGCTGGGCCCGGTGCGAGCCAAAGCCGGAAGTGGAGGAGACAAAGGAAGGCAAGAGGAAGCGCGGCAAGAAGAGCGAAAGCAAGTCCTCGGGAGAGGTCGCGAATTCCAAGTCTGAGGGAATCGCGTCTCCGGCCAATGCAGCGAACGACGGGGGAGAGGGCGACACCAAGAAAGACCCCGACGAGACCAAGGCCCAGCGCGCCTTTGAAATTACCCTTCGCGTCGCGCTGCTCCTCGGCCTCACGTATGCCGCATTCCGCGCGCTCGTCGCCTGGCCCTGGATCGCCGTTGTGCTGTCCCTGCTGTGCGGCATCGCCGCGTGGGTGGCCGGCGCCCCCGACGAGGACCAGGCCGCGGCGAACGACATCGAGGAGCCAGGGGAGCGTGAGATGAGCCCCCGCGAGGAACTGCTGCGCTGGTTCCGCGACACCATCGGCGAGGACAACGGCATCCACCTCCAGGACGCCTACCCCGCACTGCGCCAAGCCCTCCCCGAGGACAGCCCACCGCAGCAGCTCACCAACCCGGCGCTGCGGGCCCTCCTCGACCACCACCAGATCCCCATCCGTGAGCGCATGTCAGCGCGGGGCGTGGACGGCCGCACAGGGGTCCACCGCGGGGACGTCGAGGCGGCTCTGCGGGAGCTGCTCCAGACACTCCCCGCCCCCACCGAGAGCGCCCCCTCTCCTAGCCCCTCTCGGGCCACTCTCGGACCCCTTGACCTGCGGAAATCTCGGGCGCCGAGAGAGGACGAGAGTGGCCGAGAGAACCGCTCTCGGATGTCCGAGAGCGCCCCCGAGAGGGGCGCCACCCCGGACTTCAGCAGCGGCCTCGTGCGGATGTGAGACCGACGCCACCCCCGTTGTGCACCTCACCGTGCACATCGGGTCGGCGCCGCCATCCACGCTGACATCACACCCTCAACCAGGAGCCACGCATGATCACCAAGGCCCTCGAGCGCGTCGCGCTCACCGCCCTCCTCGACACCGCGTTCAGCGCGCTGCACCCAGCGATGGATCACTGGGCGCAGCGCGGCGAGGACGCACGCCTCAAGGGCCTCGCTGGCCGCCAGCTGGTGCACGCCGACGGCACGCCGGCCACTGGCGAGGACGGCCGACCGACGATGACGGCGTCCGCGTGCGGGCGTCGGGCCGCGGCCCGACACGTCGCCGGATACACCCTCGGGCAGGTCGTCGGAACGCTGGCCGTGACGCGCGCTCTCGGATATCGCGTACCGCCCGGCGCACTTCTTGCCGGAGCCGCGATCAATGCGGTGACGCATTTCGTCATTGACCGGCGCACCCCTCTCCTGTACCTCGCCAAGGCGGCCCGGAAAGACGGCTACGTCGCTCACTGCGGTGTCGTCCGGAGGGATCCCGAGACGGGCGAATTCAAGAGCGATACTTTCGGGCCCGGAACGGCCGCTATGGAGCTGGACCAGTCCGCTCACCGATTCATCGGCCTCGGCGCGGCCGTGGTCACCGCAGCTCTCGCTGTACGCCGCTGACACTCTGTCGGCTGCCTCCCCCGTCGGTCACGCACCGGCGGGGCAGAGGGGAGCCGGACAGCAATTCAGCAGACCGGACAGCGAGAAAGGCAGAGGCGAATGGGCTTTTTCGGGAAGAGCAAGAAGGCCAGTGAAGCGACGCAGACGCATTGGTTCGTGAACGTTCAGACCCGCCGCCCGGACGGAACCCAGGCCGGTTGGGCCGGAATTATCGAGCGGCAGACAGCGATGACCGCCCAGGAGGCGCGGGACATCGCCGAGGCGCGAGTACGAGCTGAGGCACCGTCGGGGACGGTCATCCTCTCGTCCACCGCCAACTAGCCGCCTGGGGCGGGCGGCAGCTTCCAGGCACCCGCCCGCCCCAGGCACCCGCCCCAGTACCGCCGTACAGAGAGCAGGACCGCCCATCATGGCAGCGCGCACCATCACCGTCGGACGCCGACCTACCTGCTGCGGCAGCCCCATGCGCCCCCACGCTGGGCGCGGTTGGGTCTGCATCGTCAAGGACCACTGACCAACCCGGCACCGAGATCACGGGCATGCTCTGGCCGGAATCCGGCAGCTAGCCCAACTCGGGCCCCTACCGTACCGATACGCACAGACGAGGAGACCTCACCATGCCGGACACCACACCCACCGTGCTGAGCGCCGACGACGCGGAGCAGCTGGCAGCGGCAGCCGACACTGCCGGGCCGCAGGCCGGCCTCATCGTGCAGCAGCTGCTCAACGGCCAGCGACTGGGGCAGATCTCTGACGCGACGTGGGGCGATGCCTCCAGCGAGGCACACTGATGACCGCCCAGGAGACGCAGGTGCTGCTGGCGGACGATGTGCAGCGCCTGACCGCCGACCCCGCGATCCCCGCGACGATCCGATCTCTCTTCCTGCTGCTGTGGGAGGGAGAGATGCGGCTCGGTGACATCTTGTCGGCCGATGTCCGAGACGTGGACATCGCGGCCCACCAGATCCGGGTCGACACCAGCAAGGAGCGCCGAGGACCCTGGTCTGCGCCCATCAGCGACCAGGCAGCGACGCTGCTGCATCACGTGATCGGAGACCGCACAGCCGGGCCACTGTTCACGGCTCCATCCGGGCGCCCCTTGTCCCGGGACGCCGCTGCGCGCAGTGCCCAACGGTACGGCTACGGCCTGCACGCATTCAGGCGAGCCGGCCGCGAGCATCGGCTTGCTACCACCGCGCGCTGACACCGAGCCGCAGACCAAGGGGGGACCGCGTAGCCCGCGGTCCCCCTACTCGCGTTCAGAGGAGCGCCCCGTACACGGCGGTACGGTCCCCACGGCCGCCCGGAGCGGGCGGCACCCTACGAGAGGACAGCGCGATGAGTTTGCCGATCGAGATCACCCAGGTCCGTGAGCTGGAGCGGAAGTTCCCCCCGCGGCCGAGCGAGACGCCCACCTACGTACTGACGCTGCTCCACCAGCCCAAGAAGGGCACCCCCGTCCACCTCATGACCATGCGGAGCGCCGGCCCGCTCCCCTCCCCCATCGACGGGGAAGACATCGACGTCCACGGCGAGGCCCTGACCGTCGTCCGCTCCACCCAGGCCATCGGCCGCGACACCAAGACCGGCGCGCCCATCGTGCGCACCGAACTGCTCGTAGACGCCGCCTAACCACCCCAGGTCACACGCCGGTCACACCCGGCTCATAACGGCCCACGCTCCGCGCACGATCGGGCACGATCCCCCTGCACATACCGTCTCAGCCCACCTCAGCAGGGGGATATCCCACGATGACCAGACACCGCGCCACCGCCGCCCTCGCCCTGGCCGCCGCCGTACTCCTCGCCGGCTGCTCCTCGAGCAGCGACGACAGCATCAGCGACACCCCGCCCGCCTCGGGCAGCGACACCAACGCCGAGGCCGGCACCGAGCCGGCCGACGACAACGCCCAGCCGGACGGGGCCGCGGACGGGGACCTCTCCCCGGGCGACACGCACACCTGGGACGACGGTGTGTCACTGACGGTCGGCCAGCTCACCGAGTACACCCCGACTGCGGAGGACGCCCCGTTCGTGCCGGAGGGCGAGACCCCGTTCATCGCGCCGCTGACGATCGCCAACGGCAGCGCCGAGCCGGTCGACATCGCGGACCTAGCGATCACCGCCGACGGCATCACCACCGGCGGCATGCTCACCGGCGTGTACTTCGCCGACGTGACGGACCTGCCGGGCGGCCGGGTCGCCCCCGGCGCCGAGACCACCATCACGCTGGCCTGGACGATCGATGAGGCCGCGCACGGCCGGGACGTGGCCATCGCCGCTCTGCGCGTCACCGAAACGATGCCGGCCGCGACGCCGACGTGGTCCGGGACGATCGCCGCGCCGTAGCAAGTCCCGATAGGCTGAACCGCAGTGCTCTCGCGCAGGGGGCCTGACCCGGTGCCCCCCGGGGGCAGGCCCAGTGCGAGATGCGGGTGGGCCCGGCCGATTACATCGCGGTCGGGCCCGCCGCTGTGTCACGGCCGCTACACTCTCCGTATCGCGACAAGGTGGCACCACCCCTCTCGCGCGCCTGCCCCGCCCACCCCCCGGCGCGGGGCAGGCCCCTCTCCCCCGGCCCGTACACGCTCATACCCTGCTGATCCAGACACCGCAGCAGGGAGGGGGCGACATGGCCAGTAAGGCGCAGCGCGACAAGGGCCGGGCCCGCGAGGTGCGCGTGGTCGAGCTGCGGCTCCAAGGATGGGGATTCGAGCAGATCGCCGCCGAGGTCGGGTACGCCGACCGCGCCGGAGCCCACAAGGCGTTCAGCCGCGCGATGCAGGCGGCGCTGGAGGAGCAGGCCAAGGACCGCAATGAGCTGGCCCAGGCCGAGCTGGAGCGCCTGGACTGGGTGATCCGCTCCATGTCGCCCGCCCTGGCGATGGGCGACCACCGTGCGGCTCAGGCCATCCTCGGAGCGATCGACCGCCGCACCCGCCTCCTCGGCCTGGATGCGCCGCAGCGCGCCGAGGTGACAGTCCACCAGCCACCCGGCAGCGAGGAGGAGCGGCAGCAGCGGCTCGCCGCCGTGGCTGCCGAGATCATGCGCCGCACGCAGAGCGGCGGGCCGCTGGACGAGGAGAGGCTGCTGTCCGGACCGCGCCCGGACATGCCCGGACAGGGCGAGTCATGAGCGCTCTGACCAGGGCGGACAGTGTGTCCGGACAGCAAGACAGCCTCGCGAACATGTCCGACGCCGAGCTGGAGGCCGAGCTGCGCCGGCTGGCCGCATGGCGGGACCCGGCCACCATGGGCCTGTACCTCAACAGCGACAACCCGGACGTCTTCAAGGTCCGCGCGCACCACCGGCTGATCGCCGCGAGCCTCGCGCAACTCGGCCCTCAGAACGACAGGTTGCTCGTTATCACCCCACCGCAGGTCGGCAAGTCCACGCTGGTCAGCGAGTTGATGTCCTGGTGGTGGCTCACCCTCCACCCCCGTGACCGCATCGCCATCACCTCCTACGCGGCCTCGTTGGCGCTGAAGAAGTCGAGGACTGTTCGCCGCTGGGTGGCCGAGCATGGGCACGAGTTCGGCCTGCGGCTCCAGCCCGGCGACTCCGCCATCTACGACTGGTCACTCACCACCGGCGGCGGTATCCGCGCTGCTGGCGTCGGTGGCTCCCTCACCGGATTCCCGACCACCGGCGTGGGCATCGTCGACGACCCGCACAAGGACCGCGCCGAGGCGGAGAGCCCGCTGATGCGCACCCGGGTCTGGGAGTGGTGGTCATCAGTGTTCCTATCTCGGCTGCGGCCGGGCGTGCCCCTAGCGCTGGTCCTCACCCACTGGCATGAGGACGACCTGGCGGGCCGCGTCCTCGCCCAGGAGGGCCGCGTCGAGGAAGGCGGCCGGTGGCGCGTCGTGCACCTGGAGGCGATCCACACCGGCCTCCACGGGCCCGACCCCATGGGCCGCGCACCGGGCGAGCCCCTCACTCATCCCGCGATCCCCGACGAGGACCAGGCGGCGCTTACCGCGCACTGGGACGACAAGCGCCGCACCTCCACACCGCGCGACTGGGGATCGCTCTACCAGGGCGACCCGAAGCCGGCGGAGGGTGCGCTGCTGACGGCCAACCTGCTCATGGCCCGTCGCTGCCCCAGCCCGGCCGAGGCGCAGCGCCGCGCCGTGGCCGTGGACCCGTCCGGAGGCGGCCGGGACACCGCCGGCATCATGGCCGGCTACCTCGGTACGGATGAGCGGCTGTACCTAACGCACGACCGGACCGCGGTCATGTCGTCCGATGCGTGGTCCCGCGCCGCCTGCAAGCTCGCTGCGGAGACCGGGGCGCAGATCATCTACGTGGAGCGCAACTACGGCGGCGACATGACCACGCTCGCCGTCCGCACCGCGTGGGACGCGCTCCAGCGCGAGGGCGTCATCCCCTCCGACCTGCTGCCGCCCTACGTGCAGCCCGTCACCGCGCGCACCGGCAAACTGCTGCGCGCGGAGCCGATCGCGCAGCAGTGGCAGGAGGACCGGGTACGGACCGCCGGGGCGGCCGGGCCGCTCGTGGAACTGGAACAGGAGTGGGCGACGTGGCAGCCCGGCGCCGCCTCCCCCGGCCGGATCGACGCCTCCGTGTACCTCGCCTACGGACTGCTGCGACCCCCGTCGACCGCACAGGCCATCAGCTCCCCCGCTGGCATCTCCCTCGCGCAGGCGGCCAGTTCAGGCCGCACCGGCTCCGGTCTCGGCGCTGTGCGGCTGCGGTAGACGCCCGGGGAGCTGCCCGTACACGCACATACCCTGCCGTCTGTGAGCACCGCAGACATCTACCTCATCGTCACCGGAGTCCTCAGCATCGGCGCCGCCGCCCGGCTGACGCGGCTCGTCGTCGACGACACCATCACCGCGCCGATCCGGGACGCCATCACCACGCGGGGCGATACCCGCGGCGGCACCTGGGCGTGGGCGAGCAAGCTCGTCAGCTGTACGTGGTGCGCGTCGATCTGGGTCACGGCTGGCGTCGGCGCCGCGCACTGGCTGGCCGGGGACACCCGCCTCTACCTGTACGTAGCCGCAGGGCTGACGATCGCCTACATCGTGCCGCTCGCTCGGGATTGGCTGGACGCTCCGCCTCCGGTCCGGCAGGTCGAGGTAGCGCCGCTCCAGGTGACGCACCAGCACGTCATCACCGACCGTCGCCGCTGAGCGGGGAGAGGAGCACTCATGGCCTGGCCCTGGAGGCGGTCCCGCCCGCCCATCGACCCTGGCGACGGCGCCGTGCAGCGGCACGAGGTCGCCGGCACGCTGCTCTCATCCGCCGCGCTCGTGTCCCGCAGGCAGGTCCGTACCGTCCTCGGTCAGCGCCAGCCGTGGCAGGCCGAGGCATGGGATATGTACGACCGGGTCAGCGAGATCAAGTCCGGCACCCGCTGGGCGAGCAACGCCTGCTCCCGCGCCCGCCTGTACGTCGGGCGTGTCGACCCGGACGGCAGCTCGGAGCCGGCACCAATCGACGCGCAGGACGACGACGAGGACCAGGAGCTGGTGGCGCAGCTCCTCGCGCCGCTGGGCGAGCTGGCCGGTGGGCAGGACGGGCAGTCCGAGATGCTGCGGCGGATGTCCATCCTGCTGGACGTCCCCGGGGAGATGTACCTCGTGGGGTACGACGACGAGCAGCTGGGCCGCCGGTGGGTCGTGGCCTCTCCCAGCGAGATCCGCTCAGGCGGGGGCGGGCGGATCCACCTCGCCAGCCAGGAGATCCCGGGCGCGCAGATCAAGCTGCACCTGGACTCGGCATCCGTGATTCGGATCTGGCACCCGCACGCGCAGTGGGCCGCCCGGCCCGACAGCCCGATGCAGGCCCTCCTCGACCCGCTCCGGGAGCTACAGGGCCTGTCCGGACACGTCATGGCCACCACCGACTCGCGCCTGGCGGGCGCCGGCCTGCTGCTGGCGTCGCAGGACGTGGTGCCTGGCGCGATGGGACAGAGCGAGGGCGCCAATCCGGCGCACGGTGGGGCCCTCGCCCAGGCGCTGCTGGAGGCCATGGCCACGCCTCTCAAGGACCGTGACTCGGCTGCGAGCATTGTGCCGCTGCTGCTGACCGCTCCCGGCGACATCAAGGGCAAGCTGGAGCACATTGACTTCGTGACCCAACTGGACAAGGAGGTGCTGCCGCTGCGGGAGTCCGCGATCCGACGCGTCGCCGTCGGGATGGACATGCCGCCCGAACAGCTCCTGGGCCTGGGCGACATCAACCACTGGTCCGCTTGGCTGGTCGAGGAGACCGGCGTCAAACTGCATATCAGTCCCAAGCTGGGGCTGCTGTGCCACGCCCTGAACACGCACTTCTACCGGCCGTCTCTGCGCGCCCTCGGGGTCCCGAACCCCGAGCAGTACACGATCTGGTACAACACCTCGGCTCTGGAGCGACGCGCCAACTCCGGGCCCGAAGCGGCGCAGGCGCACGAGCGCGGGCTGCTGTCCGACATCTCGTACCTGCGGGCGCTCGGCTACTCCCGCGACGACATGCCGGACGACGTCGAGCAGGAGCGGCGCGTGCTGCTGCGGATCGCCCTGGCGCACCCCTACCTGGCGCCCCCGATCCTCGCCGACCTGGGCATCACCGTGCCGGGCCTCGCGGAGGCCGCCGCCGCCATGCCGCGCCGTACCGCGACAACGGCCCCGGCCTCACCGGCAGCTGAGCCGCAGCTGTCCCGACCCGGGCCCCCCGCCTCATGACCGCGCCCGTCGAGCAGGCCGCGGCGTGGCGCCGGTCGTGCCTGGACATGGCTACCCGCCGGGCTCTGGAGCGCGCCGGGCAGTGGCTGCTGCACTCCAGCGGCCGGCCCCTACGCGGCCAGTACCGGCACGTACCGCTGCACTCCATCCACGTGCACGTCGCGGCGCAGCAGCACCAGGTCGACCGCATGCTGCACGGGGCGTACCGCGAGTTCGTGGCCTCGACTCCCGACCAGGTGGCGCTGCACCAGTCCGTCGACCAGTACGTGCGGGCCCTGATCCTGTCCCGGGAGGAGCACCGCACGGAGTATCTCGACACGGTCATCCGCCAGTCCGAGCAGCCCGAGGCCGTCGCCGAGGCCGAGATGTACACCGCGGTGCGCGCGGCCGTCGGCGAGTACCTGGACGCCGTCCGGACCGGGCTCCTCGGCCTGGACGCGCTCACGGCCGCCGCCGGCGGGCCGGATGACCCGCTGGACTGGTCGGCATGGCCGGACGCCTCGGTGTGGTCCCGGATCGTGGAGCGCGTCATCGCCCCTGTGCAGCGCCGGATCTGGGAGCGCTCCTACCGGCAGGCCGCACCGGACGCCCCGGCCGGCGCCGAGGCTGCGGCGGACGACCTGAGCCGGACGCTGGTGGAGCGGCTCTCCGGACTGCCCCGCCGTGTGTGGGACCGGCTGCGCGCCGCAACCAGCACGGGGCTGGCGCGCGGTGAGCAGCTGCCGGAGCTGCGGGCCCGCCTCGGGCAGCAGGCCACGCTCGAGGAGTGGGACGGCACCATCCGCACGATGACCCGCACCGAGACCATGTCCGCCCTCAACTCCGGCGGCCTCGCGGCGGCCATCGACGAGCAGGACCGCACCGGCCGCACCTGGACCAAGACCTGGGTGGCCACCCTCGACGGCCGCACCCGGCCGTCGCACGCCGCCGCAGATGGCCAGACCCGGCCCATCGGCGAGCCGTTCACCGTCGGCGCCGCCCGGCTCCAGCACCCAGGCGATCCGCTCGCGCCGCCCGGCGAGACCGTCAACTGCCGCTGTACCGCCACCTATCGCCTCTCATCTGGAGGATCTGCACGATGACCCAGCGCACGCACTGGCGGTCTCTGACAGCCGCCGCCGCCCCGATCGAGGTCGCCGACGACGGCACGTGGAGCGGCCCGATCACGTGGACTGACACCTGGTCGGCGGACGGCCGGCGTCTCGCAGCGCTCGACGGCGAGATCCCGACCCGGCCCCTGCCCCTGCCCGTCGCCGTGCAGTGGCACCTGGCGCAGGGGCACGAAGGCGCCGAGGTCGGCCTGGCCCGCCTCGATGAGGTGTGGCAGGACGGGCACGCGGTCTGGGGCCGGGGCGTCATCGACATGCAGGACCCACGCGGCCCCGAGCTGGCCCGGAAGATCCGCAACGGATTCCTCCGATTCGCTTCCGCCGACGTGGACGACGTGGAGATGCGAGCCGTCGCGATCGGCCCGGACGGGGAAGTCCTCGACAGCGAGCCGCCCGAGGGCGGGGCAGTCGGGGAGCTGTGGACTCGCTGGCGCATCATGGGCGTGACTCTCCTCGCTCACCCCGCTTTCCCGGGCGCGCACATCGCCGTTGCGCCGACTACGCCCGCCCCGGAGCCGGAGGCCACGCCGGTACCCGTGGAGGTCGAGCTGACCGCCGCTGCTGAGCTGGCAGAGGATGACGAGGACGACGGCCAGGAACCGGAGCCGGACGGCCCCGTCGCGGCCGGCCTCGTCATCAAAGCCGCGGACACCGGCCGTGTGCTGATGCTCCAGCGGTCCCTGGACGACGATGACGACCCGGCCCGCGGCACGTGGGAGTTCCCCGGCGGCGGCATTGAGGACGGCGAGGAGCCGCTGCACGCGGCGCTCCGCGAGTGGCAGGAGGAGACCGGCGCGACCCTGCCGGAGGACCTGCTGATCTCGGACGGGTGGATCTCCGAGAACGGCGTGTACGCCGGGTTCATCGCGGTAGTCCCCACCGAAGACACCATCGCCATCAACACCGATCACGAGGACCGGAAGGTCCGCAACCCGGACGACCCCGACGGCGACCACATCGAGGTCGTCGCCTGGTGGGACCCGGCCGAACTGCCCGACATGCCAGCGCTCCGCGACGAGGTCCGGGCCACCCCGTGGCACCTCATCGCCGAGGCGCGCATCGCCGAGGAGCCGGACGACGGCCCGGCCGATGACGTGCCCGATGGCGAGCTGAGCGGCGCCCTCACGGCGGCGGCGTTCCGGCTGGATGGCTGGACCCCGCCCGCCGCGTGGTTCGCGGACCCGCAGATGCCGGGCCCGCAGCCCATCACCGTGGACGACGACGGCCGCGTGTCCGGGCACCTCGCCGCTTGGCACGTGCCCCACCGCTCCTACCCAGGGCGCGACATCACCGCACCCCGCAGCAGCACCGGCTACGCCGCGTTCAACACCAGGCCGCTGGCAACCGCTGACGGCCTGGTCGACGTCGGCCTCATCACCATGGACACCGGGCACGCCGGCCTCCAGCTCGGCCGTCAGCAGGCCGCGCGGCACTACGACGACACCGGCACCATGGCCGCTGTCGTCCGCGCCGGGGAGGACGCGCACGGCATCTGGCTGGCGGGGGCCGTCCTGCCGTGGCTGACGGACGAGCAGCGGATGCGGCTGTCCCTGTCACGGTTCTCCGGTGACTGGCGCAGCGAGAGCGGGGCGATGGAGCTGGTGGCCGCGCTCGCCGTCAACACCGAGGGCTTCCCCGTGCCAGCGGCACCGTCCGGTGACCGGGAGGAGTACGCGCTGATCGCGGCCGGGGCGCTGCCCAGCAGCCGGCAGACCGCCCGCGTGACGGCCGCGCTCGATGCCGGGCGGCGCCTCCAGACGTGGCAGGCCGGGCGGTCGATCCGCTCCCCCCGGATGCTGGCGCTGGCCGCGTCCGCCAGCGAACCGACCGACCGGGAGGAGGACCTACCGCCTCTGGACGGCATCGAGCCCGACCCCGAGGCCCTCGCGGAGGCCCTGAACTGGGTAGACGACGTGGGCGGGCTGCCCAGGTACATCCGCCGGATCGCGGATCACCTGATGCGGGAGGGCCGCACCGAGTCCCACGCCATTGCCATCGCCGTCAACGCGGTCAAGCGCTGGTGCCGGGGCGGCGGCGACGTGAAGGCCGACACCCGCGCGAAGGCGTGCGCGGCCGTCGCCGAGTGGACCGCGAAGCGGGCGCGCGCCCGCGCGTCCTGACGAACCGAAAGATCAAGGAGAAGCCATGTCTTGCTGTGGACGTACCGGCCGAGGCGCCGCCCGCCCCCTATCCCAGTCCGGCCAGCCCGTCGCGTGGCGGCACTACCAGCCATCCGGCGGCAGCGTCGACTACGCCGATCGGGACCGCGCCGACCACGCCAGGGACAAGATCGGCGGCACCGTTACCAAGATCGACACCCGGACAGGAGCACCCATCGCATGATCGACGCCACCGGCCGCCACCCGGCCGTACAAGCCCTCGCCCGACACTTCGAGTACGGGCACCTACGGGAGGATCTCCAGCCCGTCAGCAAGCTGTTCCACGACCTGGCAGCCGAACTGCTGCCGCTGGTGCCCGACGACCCGGAGCTGACAGCGGCTCTGCGGCACCTGCTGGAGGCCAAGGACGCCGCCGTGAGGGCCGCCGTCGTCGCATCCGAGTGACCAGCCCGTACACGCATATACCCTGACACTGCTCTGACTGGTTGGTGGACCGAGAGCTCGTGACGACCCCTGTCTGAGGACTGGACCCCATGAGCTTTCTGACCGATCTGCTTGCCCGCCTCGCCGACCTGCCCGAGGACCAGCGCGCCGACGCCATCCGGGAGGCGCTGACCTCGGCGGCCGACCTCGACACCGGCGCCCTGAGCGCCGATGTCGTGGCTCGCTTCGCCGCCGCCCAGGAGGCCGGCATCACTTCCGATGAGGAGGTCGCCGCCGTCCAGGTCCTGGCCGCCGTTGCCGACGGCATCCAGGCCCACGAGCAGGCCACGGAGGCGCGGCAGGAGCAGCTGGCCAGCGTGACCTCCCGCATCAACACCCTGGTGCCGCCCAACCCCGAACCGGCCGGAGAGCCCACCGGGGCGGACCCGGCGCCCGCCCCGGCCGAGCCGGTGGCCGCCGAACCGGCCCCGGCGCCGCAGGCCGTCGCCGCCTCGGCTGTGCGGCCCTCCCCCGCGCCGATCCCGCTGGGCCGCGTGCCGTCCACCCCGCCCCCCGCCACCGACTCGGAGCCGGGCCGCGACACGTACTCGCTGGTCGCCGCCGCTGACGTGTCCGTCGGGACCTCGACCTACCAGGCGGGTCTGAAGCTCGACGGCCTGGTGGACTTCGGGAAGATCTGGGGCGAGCGGATGCGGGCCGTCCTCGGCAGCAAGGGCCGCGAACGTCGCCAGGTGCCGATCGCTCGTATCCAGCGGCACAGCCCTGCCGAGCTGACTGTCGGCGACGCCACCGACCACGTGCGCGGCCAGGAGGTCATGCGGCTGGCGACGGACGAGTCCCGCCTTCCGGGCGGAAGCCTCGTCGCCGCGGGCGGCTGGTGCGCGCCGTCCGAGACGCTGTACGACCTGTGCGACCTGCGGATCAGCGACCAGGGCATGGTGTCGCTCCCGACGATCACCGCGACCCGGGGCGGCATCCGCTACCCGTCCGATTTCGACTGGGCCGCGCTGTGGGGCTCGGTGGGCTTCCACCAGACCGAGGCCCAGGCGATCGCGGGCGAGCCGAAGCCGTGCCTGGAGGTGCCCTGCGACGACGACTTTCAGGAGTGCCGTCTCGACGTGGACGGCGTGTGCATCCGCACGCCGATCCTCACCGAACGCGGCTGGCCTGAAAGGGTCGCGCAGTTCACGGAGGGTGCTCTCGCGATCCACAAGCACCAGCTGAATGCGCGCACGATCGCGCGCATGGAGGCGCTGTCCACGGCGATCACCATGCCCGCACCGGGCGCCCCGGACCCGCAGGCCGCGGTGACCGACCTGCACGGGCCTGGGGCGATCGAGTCGGTGCTGTCGATGCTGGAGCTCCAGGTCCAGTACCAGCGGTACCGCGAGCGCCTGGACCAGGGCCAGAGCCTGGAGATGCTGGCGCCGTTCTGGCTGCGTGGCATCTTGAAGTCGGACTTGAGGAAGAAGCTGGGGATCGATAACCGCTGGTCAGTGACCGACGCCCAGCTGGACACCTACCTGCGCAGCGTCGGTGTCGCCCCGCAGTGGGTGTACGACTGGCAGGACGCCTACGCCGATGGCGATGAGGGCGGGTTCGGCGGGATCGTGCCCACCGCGTGGCCCGGCGAGGTCAAGATCCTCCTGTACCGCGCCGGGACTTTCTTCCAGCTCCAGGCCGATGTCATCTCGCTCGATGGCGTGTACGACCACGACAGCCTCACCCGCAACATGTACACCTCCCTCTTCACCGAGGAAGGGACTCAGGTCTGCCGCCGCTGCGGCGAGTCCTACGTGATCACCATCCCGCTGTGCGCGTCCGGTCTGTCGGGCGGCGTGCAGTCGGTCACCTGCATCACGGCTCCGCCTGCCGAGCCGGCTGAGGCCCCGGCTGCCTGACCCTCCCCCTGATCAGGCGGCCCGGAGAGCGACGCGCGACACGCATCCATCCCCCCAGCGGTGCGTGTCGCGCGGTGCCCACTCCCACCTCTCCGGGCCGCCGCCCCGTCGACCAGCGCGGAGGCGCTCATGTCCACTCCCACACCGGCCGCGCCACGCGCGGAGGTCGCTCCGCCGCCGCTGGAGCCGTACAGCTACGGCCTGCTGTCCGTCGCCCGCGTCATGTCAGGCGAGGGCCGGTGGCAGGTCGGCGGTGTCGAGTACCCCACCGACGCGTGCGCTCAGGGCGGGTCAGTGCCTGGGTCGTGCCCGGTGCCCGTGGGTGGCGGTGAGGAGCGCACCGCTGTCCTGACCGCGACGCCGGGTGGCGGGGACGGCACGGGCGGGTACGGGGTGCTGGTGGTGCCGGCTGCGCCGGACTCAACGTCTGGTGTGGTGTTGGTCGCTGACGAGCGGCTGCCGGGCCCGGTCGATGTCGAGGTCGTCCCGCCCGGCGAGCTGGGCCTGCTGCGCATGCAGCTCCAGCCCGGTCAGCGGCACGAGTTGGCGACGCCGGCCGACGGGCTGTGGCGCCTGGCGGTCGGCGCCGGGGACTGCCCCGAGGTCGGCTGGGAGGTGCCTTACGCGGCTGGTCAGGAGGCTCTCGCGGGCTGCCTGACGATCGCCTACCCGGTGGTGTGGTCGTCGTCCCCGGACAGCGAGACCGCGGTGACCTACGAGGTCCACGACACCAGCACCCAGGAGGTCGTGGACCGGGGCACGGTCGCGCCGGGCGAGACCCGGCCGCCGGTTGTCTACCCGTCGCCTGGCACCTACGAGCTGACGTTCCGCATCCCGGGCGCCGGCAACACGGTGGAAGGGCAGCTGTCGCTGCCGGGCGGCACGCTGACGCAGGACCTGCTGCTCGTCACCCCGGCGGGCTCGTCGCACGACAAGCCGATCGGCGGCGGCCTGGACTGGGTCAGTGGCGCACTGCCGTTCACGGTGTACAGCAGGGCCGAGTGCAACCGGGTGGGCTTCCCGGAGGCCGTGGCCGTCGCTGAGCGCCGCCTGCGCCTCATCGAGGAGCGTGAGGTCGAGCGCGCGTTCAGCCTCTACCTGGGGACCCTGACGCACCGACTGCCGCTCGGCGAGGACCCGGTGCCGCTGCTCGTGGCGCTCGGCGCGCTGGAGCAGGACGCCGCCCTGCACTACGCCGGCGCTCCGACGCTCCACGCCCCGCGCTGGACACAGCCGGCGTGGACGCACCTCAGCCTCGTGGAGCCGGCCGGGCCCATGATGCGCACCGCCGTCACGAGCCGAGTCGCGTTCGGCGGCGGCTACTACGACGACCCACGCGCGCCGCTGCCGCCCGCCCCCGCCAGTGGCGAGTTCTGGTTGCTGGCGACCGGCACGGTCACCGCCCGCCGCAGCTCGCCCTTCACCCGCGAGGCGTTCGATCCGCCGACCAACCGTGCGCTGGCGATCAGCGAGCGCACCTACGCCCTTGACCACGACTGCTACACCGCGGCCGTCCTCGTCTCCCTCGGAGGTACCCCCTGATGCCGCCCGTCATCTACCCGGAGCCCGGCGAGCGCCTGCCCGCGCTGGTGCGCCGCACGCTGGCCGCTCTGCCGGCCGATCAGCGGCACCGCGTCACGGTGGTGACTGGCGGCGTGCGGTACGGCCTGGACGTGCCCGATGTCCTCACCGCGCCGGATGCACCGCCGCCCCACACCGACGACCACGGTCCGGCCGACGGCGGGATCGTCAACTCCGCCGCCCTGAAGCACATCGGGGAGGGCGGCGGACCGATCGAGGTGCTCCCCCCGTCCCAGCTGCCCGACGGTCTCGTGACCGCCTCGCTCCCCCAGGGCGACGACGGCCCCGAGCAGACCGAAGACCTCCCGGCTGATGCCAAGGACGAGACCCCCCTCGACCCCCTGACCGCCGCCTTGACCGCCGCCCCGACCCCCCGCAAGACCAACAGCAGCAGCGCCAAGCGGCGCCGCGCGAAGGAGTAACGATGCCGGCCATCGAGTGCCCATCCCTGGTGCGCGGCGTGGCGCTGCGCGCGACCCGCCTGGACCCGTGCGGCCGGCCGATGTACGGCGACTGCAACCAGGTCGTCAGCAAGGGCTTCATCAGCGTGCAAATGTCCCCGCAGACCGAGGAGGGGGAATCGATCAGCGTCACGAATGCCGCTGGAGAGACGTGCGTGTCGGAGGCCCCCTGTACGCAGATCAGCGGCATCAACACGACGATCGAGTTCTGCGCCGTCGATCCCGACCTCGTCAACATCCTCAACCCCACGTATGAGCCGTACCTGGACTGGCAGGGCAACACGATCGGTTGGGACACCCCGGGCCGCCTGACCTGCGACCAGGGATTCGCCCTGGAGGTGTGGACCGGGACCGCGCGCTCCGATGCCGCGTGCACTGGTGGAGGCGGACAGGGCTCATGGGGCTACCTGCTGCTGCCGTGGGTCATCGGCGGCGCCGAGGGCGACCTGACCATCGGCAACAGCGCGCTCACCTTCACTTTCGCCGGTCGCACGAAGCTCGGCCACGGCTGGCGGCGCGGCCCCTACCCGGTACAGGCCGGCGAGGGCGGCGTCCCGTCCCCCATGCTCCAGCCGATCCTTCCGGACAAGCACCGGCGATTCTTCACGACTTCGATCCGTCCGCCCGAGGCCGAGTGCGGTTGCCAGCCGGTGGACCGCCCGACGCCGGACCCGGCGGACCTGTACATCACGGGTATGCCGGGCGAGTCGCCGCGGCGCACGGTGCGCCTGCGCGCCGATAACCACGGTTTCGGACCGGTCGTCATCAACTGGGGCGACGGCTCCGCGCCGCAGGAGGCGCAGGATGGTGCGTGGGTCACCCACACGTACACGACGGACGGCGACTACACGATCAGCGTCGCCGACAAGGAAACCCCGGTCGTCACCGCAACCCGGGACATCACCGTGCCGATCCCGGCGGATGAGCCGACGGTGACGCTGACCGGGCCCGACCCGGACAATCGGTACGTGGTGGCGGCGACGGTGGTACTGCCGCCGCAGGCCGCGACTGGGGCGACGCTCGACTGGGGCGACGGCTCCGACGTCCAGGAGGTGACCGTCGGCGAGGACAGCACGGTGACGGTGCTGCACACCTACACCGTGCCGGGCGTGTACACGGTCACGGTGCGGCGCGGCGACATCGACACCTACCGGGGTCGGGCGGCGATCCGTGTGCCGGTGACGGAGGCGCCGGACGCCACCGTCGCCGTCGACACCGAGGACCCGTCGGGCCTGAGTGTGGTCCTCACCTACGACAACGCCGGGCGTGGGCCGGTGAGTATCACGTGGGGTGCGGGCGGCACGCCGCAGCAGGCGGAGGAGACTGGCACGGCCTCGCACACCTACGCGCAGCCGGGGGACTACGTGATCCGGGTGCAGTCCCTCGGGGACCCGGCGGCGTCCACCCAGGTGCCGGTGACGGTGCCGATGGACCTGCCGGCGGAACCGCTCACCGTGACGGTGGCGGGCGACAACTCGGACCCCACCGGCATGACCGTGGTCGCGACGGTCGACAACAACGGCCAGGGCCCCGTCGCGCTCGTGTGGGGCGACGGCCAGGAGGACGCTGGAGTCACCGGGTCGGCGTCGCACACCTACGCGGCGGCCGGTACCTACACGGTGACCGCCACGGACGAGGACGACGCGGCCCGCACGGGCAGCGCCGAGGTGACGGTGCCCGTGGAGGTCGAGCAGCCGGCGCCGAGCGTGACGCTCGCCCAGGACCCGGACGACGCCACCGGCATGACGGTGACCGCGACGGTCGACAACGGCCTGTTCGGGCCGGTCGGTATCGCCTGGGGCGACGGTGAGGAGAGCACCGACGTGCCGGGTGACGGCACGGTCTCGCACCAGTACGCCGAGGAGGGCACCTACACCGTCACCGTGACCGACGAGGACAACGCCGCGGCCCCGGCGGGGACGGCGACCGTCACCGTCCCTGTGGGCGGCTGACGCATCATCTCCGCCGCCCCGGGGGCGGGCTCTTGGGCTGGGACTCTCCGAGCCCCGGGGCGGCGGGCTCATCACACCGACAGGGGACATCGCATGGATGAGGTCCGGGACGACGACAGCCCGTGCGGGCCGTGGCCGGTCGACCTGACGTGCTGCCCCGGCTGGCCGGAGGACCCGGCCGACTGGGAGCCCGCGCACCACCTGGCGGTGGAGATCGCCACCGACGTCCTGTGGCGGCTGACGGGCGGCCGGTACGGGCTGTGCGAGGAGCTGATCCGGCCGTGCCGCACCGCGTGCTCCTCGGGGCGCGGCGGCGCGCTGGCGTGGGGCGCGGGCGGTCTGCTCTCCCCGACTCTCGGGCCGGGCGGCCGGTGGAGCAACGGCGGCGGCTGTGGCTGCCGGTCGGGCTGCTCGTGCCGGCCGCTGTGCGCGATCGACCTGCCGGGGCCCGTCCATGAGGTGCTGGAGGTCCGGCTGTCCGGGCATGTCCTCCCGGTGTCCGCGTGGACTGTCCATCATGTCCCCGCAGGTGGGAGGCTTGTCCGGACAGACGGCGGGTGCTGGCCGGACTGCCAGGACATGACGCGTCCGGACACCGATCCGGACACGATGTCTGTCCGCTACCTCCTCGGCCGCGACGTGCCGGCCGCCGGGCGGCGCGCCGCCGGCCAGTTGGCGTGCGAGATCTACAAGCAGTGCACCAGGTCCAGCGGGTGTGCTCTCCCCGCCGGGGTGAAGACCGTCACGAGAGAGGGCGTGTCCTACGAGATCGTGCCGCCCGGGGACTGGCCGGAGACGCTGCGCATGCACCTGCCGCAGGTGTGGGCGTGGGTGCAGCTCGCCGCCCCGCGGCCCGGGGCGACCCGGCCCGCGCTGTACTCCCTGGACCTGCCGGGCCCGCCGCTCGCCACCCGCTACCGGCCCGGAGGCCGCCCATGACCACCCCCACCAAGCAGCTGCTGCCGGGCGACGCCGACCCCCTGTGGGGCCCCGTCCTCACCAGCCTCACCACCTGCCTGTGCGCCACGCTCACCGCCGCCGGACGGCCCGCCTGCGCCTGCTGCCTCGTGTGGGGCGCCGGGCCCCCGTCGCACGACTGGTGCGATTGCGACTGCGGCGACGGCAGCGGCCAGGCGTGGGTGCGGCTCGTGCGCCTGGACCCGATCGTCGACTACGGCGCCGCCAGCGGCGGCCGGTGCGGGGCCTGGCGGATGCGTGCCGTCATCGAGGCCGGCATCTCCCGCTGCGTCGCCGTCGCCGGGCCGGACGGAAGCGCCCCCGAGTGCGATCAGCGTGAGGCTGACGCCCTGTCGGCGCTCGCCGACGCGCGGCTGCTGCGGCAGGCCATCGCCTGCTGTGACGCCCTGGCCGACCTGCGCGTTGAGCCGGACACCATGCGCCCGACCGGCCCGCAAGGCGGGTGCGCGGGCGCCATCATGCAGATCACCGTGGAGGCGTAGATGTCCGGACCCACTGCCGTAGTCCTCGTCGTCGGCATCGGCGGGCTCGTCATGATCGTGGCGATCATCGCCGGCGTCGCCGCCTGGAAGCACGTCAAGGTCGCACAGATCGAGCAGGCCCCGGCCCCCCGGGCGCGGCGATGAGCAGCCGCGTGCGCGTCGACCTGGACGAGGCCGCGATCGCCCGCGATCTCGGCGTGGACGGTCGCGTCGGCGAACTGGTGCGGCAGGCCACCAACGACGTGGCCGCCGCCGCCCAGCGCCGCGCACCCGTCGTCAACGGGCAGCTCCGCGCGTCGATCCGCACCTCGGTGACCGGCACCGGCTCCGAGGTGCGGGGCGAGGTGTACACACCGCTGGAGTACGCCCGGTACGTACACGAGGGCACCGGCATCTACGGGCCCGCCCGCCGGCCGATCCGGCCCGTGCGCGCCAAGGCCCTGTCGTGGCGCGGCCCCGGCGGCCGGCGCGTGTTCGCGGCCGAGGTACGTGGGCAGCGCCCCAACCCGTTCCTGCTGGACGCCCTCATGGAGGCGTCGCCCTGGCCGGTCACGCGCGGCAGTTGAGCAGCCCGTACACGCACATACCCTGCCAGGAACAGAGATACCTCCCAGCTCAGGAGTACCGATATGGCCAACATCGAGACCGAATTTCTGATCGACGGCGACGAGGGTTACGACCCGGACAGCGCCCCCAAGGTCCCCGTCCGGGTAGACGGGGACGTCTACACCGCGCACTGCCCGAAAGACTCGGTGCTTCTGCTGCTGGCCGACCTCCAAGGAGACATCACTGACGCCAGCCGTGTCCGCACCATCGTGGAGCAGCTGCTGCTCGGCACGTTCGACGAGGACGATGCTCAGGCGCTGCTCGCCAAGATCTTCGACCCGTCCAACCGGCGCGTGAGCATGGCCTATGTCGTCTCCCTGATGAACAAGATCGTCAAGCATTTCGAGGACTACCTCGGCATGCAGATCACGGTCGAGGAGACCGCGAAGAACCGGGCCCAGCGCCGCGCGACAAAGGCCCCTGCCAAGAAGGCTGCCGCGAAGAAGACCAGCACGCGGAAGCCTGCCGCGAAGTCGTCGGCCGCCGCGTGACGTTCGGCCCTGTCTCCCAGGGCCGCGTGCCGTTCAGCGTGAACGGCGACCCGTACTCCCTGGTGCTGCCTGACGACGGGCGTGTCCTCGCTGGCATCGCAGCGTCCGGGGAGTGGTCCCAGATCGTCCCCGGCCTGCTCGATGACGACGACTGGCACGAGTGGATGGACCGGCTCCGGGACCCGCGCGACCCGCTCCAGTACCGGGTGTGCTGGCGGGTCGCGCTCGGCCTGGCCGAGCGCATCTACGGCATGCCCTGGTGGGCGGCGCACCGGCTGTGCACCATCGCGGTGGATCAGTGGAGGGTGTACGAGCCGTGGACCGTCACGAGAGGCTTCGACCCCGGGGCGGCGCCGGCGCACCGCATCTGCGCGTCAATCCTCGCCTGGGCGCGATCGTCCTGCCAGAAGGAGAGCGAGCTCGCGCGGCTGGACCACACGATTTTCACGCCGCCGCCGGAGTGGGTCAGCGTGACCGGCCCGGCCCGGCCAGCGGGGTTCAGTGACGCCGAGCTGGAGCAGCAGGCGGCGCAATTCGCAGCGTTCGCTCCGCACGAGATCGCCGATTCGTGACCCGGCTGGCTGGCGTGATGCCAGCCAGCCCCCAGGTAGAACAGAGGCCCCCGCCGCAATGCGCGACAGGGGCCAGAGTGCCGCGGATATTGGACCCTCCGCGCGGCGTTGGGGTGGCACTGGACAGCGGTCCCGGGATGGCTGCCTCGGCTCCTGTGGGCAGCATAGCGATCACGGGGACCGCGCCACCTGCCCGTACACGCACGTACTCTGGCCGCAGGTAGCTGACTGGCTGGTGGGCCGGGCGCCGCACCCCCTTGGGGTGCCGTGTGCCCGGAGGTGCCCCCGTGACGACGCCGTCCTACGGCCGCGCCTCCGTCCAAATCGTCGCCGACCTCAGCACGTTCCGGCCCGAGCTGCGCCGCGAACTCGACCGCGCGGGCCGCGACGGCGGGCGGGCCCTTGATGACGCGCTGCGCCGTCAGCTCCGCGATACCGGGACCCGCGCGGGACGGCAGATCCGGCAGGACCTGGAGCGGGCGCTGCGTGGCCTGCGCGTCAGGGTCGATGTCGTGGCGCCGACGGCGGGGGTGCGGCGCGAGATCGAGCGGGCGCTGCGTGGCCTGCGGGCACAGGTCGCGGTCACGGCCGACGCCGACCGGGCGCGCCGCGATGTGCAGCGGGCGCTCGCGGGGCTGCGGGCCGAGGTCGATGTCCACGCCAATCTGACCGGCCTGCGACGGGAGTTGCAGCGCGGCCTGCGGGCGCTCCCGCCTGTCCAGGTGCGCGTCGACCCCGACTCGCCCCGCAGCTTCCATCGCGCCCTTCAGCGCGGTATGCGGGCGCTGCCGCCCGTGCGGGTGCGGGTCGATACGGACATCGACACGGCGGCGCTGACGCGTCAGCTGACCGCCGCGCTGCGGGCCGTTCCACTGCCGCCGTTGGTGCTGCCCGGTGGCGGCAATCAGGGGGGCGGGAGCGGACCGAACGCTGGGGCGATCGCGGCCCTGGGAGGTGCGGCACGCTCGGCAAGCTCGGCTCTGGCCTCGCTGTCCAAGGCCCTGGCGATCACGGGGCTGGTCAGTGCGCTGGCGGCCGGCATCGGTGGCCTGATCGCCGCGCTGGGGTCGCTGGTCGGCGCTGCCGGTCAGGCAGTCGCCCAGATCGCCGCGCTGTCTGCTGAGCTGGCGCCGGCGGTCGGGATCCTCGCGGCGGCTCCGGCCGCTGTGGCTGGACTGGGTGCCGCGCTCGGGGCGCTCATCGTCGGGTTTCAGGGCATGGGCGATGCCCTGTTCGGCGATGCTGAGAAGTTCGAGGCGGCGCTGGAGGGGCTGGCGCCGGCCGCTGCGGACGTGGCCGTCGAGTTCCGGGGTCTGGGCGACCAGCTCACGGAGATCCGGCAGACCGTACAGCAGGCCATGTTCGAGCCGCTGGTCGGTGAGGTCGGCCGCCTGTACGAGGCGCTGTCGGGGCCGCTGTCCGACGGGCTCACCGCCATCTCGGCAGAGTTCGGCCGGGCCGCTCTGGGCGTCTCCGAGTTCCTGCGGTCAGCGCGGGGGATCGCGTCGATCGAGTCGATCATGGCCGGTACGACGCAGGCCACCCGCGGTTTCGCTGACGGCCTCCAGCCGCTGATCGCCGGGTTCTTCGAGATCTCGGCGGCGGTTCAGGACGCCTTCGGCGAGCGGTTCGGTGACTCTCTCGCCAGCCTGATGACGAGGTTCGGCGAGTTCATGTCGCGGGCGGCCGAATCGGGCGACGCGGTCCGCTGGGTTGAGGACGCCCTCGTCGTGTTCCGGGAGCTGGGGCAGCTCGCGGCGTCCGTGGGCGGCATCATCCGCACCGTCTTCACCGCCGCGTCCGAGGTCAATGAGAACCTCCTCGGCGCCCTCAACGCCAACCTCGCCGCGCTCGATGCGTTCTTCAAGAGCGCGGAGGGGCAGGAGACGCTCCTCAACGTCTTCACCGGGCTGCACGCCATCGGCACCGCCATGGGGCCCGTCTTCCTGGAGCTGGTGCGCGTCATCGGGCAACTGGCGCCCGCGTTCGTACCGCTGTCGGAGGTCGTCGGCCCTGGCCTGGTTTCGGTCATCCAGGCCCTCGGCCGCGCCCTCGACGTAGTCCTGGAGCAGATGCAGGGCAGCTTCGGCGACGTGGCGGACACGGTCGTCGCTCTGCTCGATCAGGTCGGGCCGCTCCTTGCCGCCCTGATCGCCCAGTTCTCCCTGGCTGCGGGGCCCGCGCAGGAGCTGATCGCCGTACTCGGTCCCGGGCTGACGCAGGTAGTGCAGGCCCTCGGCCCTGCCGTCGCCTCGCTGGTGTCCGGCCTCGGTCCGGCGATCTCCGCGCTGCTTCCCGGTCTGATCTTGGTAGCGGACGGCATCGCCGGCGCATTCGACGCGATCGGGCCGGCCCTTGGCCCGGTCGGTGCCGCGCTCGGTGAGGTGCTGTCCGCCGCCGCGCCCCTGTTGCCGGTCGTCGGTCAGCTCGTGGCGCTGGTCGGAGGGGCATTCGCGACAGCCCTGTCCCTCGCCGCGCAGGTGGTGGCGCCCCTGGTGCAGGTCCTCGCGTCCAGCCTCGCGCCGGTCCTCCCCCAGCTCGCGGGCGCTTTCGAGCAGGTCGGGGCTGCGCTGGGCCCAGTGGCGGCCCAGATCGGCGGGGCCTTGGCCGACGCGGTCGCGGCGATCCTGCCGCACTTCCTGGCGGTCCTGCCGGTCCTCCTCGACGGGCTGATCCCGGCTCTGCTGGCTGTGACCACCGCGGTGATGCCGCTCGTACCCGTCCTGTTGGACCTGGTCGTGGTTGCACTGGAGCCGCTGCTCGGCGTACTGCCGGATGTGGCCGGCCTCCTCGTCTCTCTGACGGAGGCGGCGCTGCCGCTGATCGAGATTGCCGTTGCCCTGCTGATCCCCATCACCCAGGTCACGGGCGCCCTACTCGGATTCGTGTCGGCGGGCGTGGTGGTCCCGGTGATCCAGGGCATCGTGTGGGCGCTGGATCTGCTGGTCTCCGCCGTAGAGGCCGTCCTGTGGCCGATCGAGGCTGCGGTCGACGGGATCATCGGCGTTTTCCAGTGGCTGTACGACCGGCTGGTGGGCAACAGCATCATCCCGGACCTCATCAACGGCATCGCGTCCTGGTTCAGTCGGCTCCCGGGCATGGTGTACGGGCTGGTCGAGGGATTCGTCGCAACGGTGGTCGGCTTCTTCGTGGGGCTGCCGGGCCGCGTGGTCAACGCCTTGGCGGGCCTCGGGACTCGCCTTGCATCCTCGATCGCCGGCTCGGGTGTCGTGTCCTCCGTCCGCACGGCGGTCAACAACCTCATCAGCAACATCGCCACCTGGTTCAGTGCGTTGCCGGGCCGGGTGGCGTCCGCGATCGGTGACATCGGGTCCACGGTCGTGGACTCGGTGACGGGCGGCCTGGGCAAGCTGGGCAGCCTGATTGGACTGGCGGACGGCGCGATCGTGCGGTCGCCGCTGATCGCTCAGATCGGCGAGGCCGGCCCGGAGGTCGTGATCCCGCTGACGCGGCCGGAGCGCGCGGCTGAGCTGGTGCAGCAGTCGGGGCTGCTGGACATCCTCGCCCGCCAGGGCCTCCACATCGGCGGCGCGATGAGCAGCACCAGCAACACCACCACCATCAACAACCACTGGCACATGAAGTCGAACATGTCCGATCCGATGGTCCTCGCGCAGCACTGGCAGGGGCAGATCGCCCGAGCAGCGGGGGTGTGAGCAGGTGTACAGCGGCTACATGGATCTGGCCGGCGTCGAGATCATCAACTCGGGCCGGGCGCACGTCTACGCCACCGCGCGGGGCGTGCCGATCACCTGCGAGCCGTGCCCGGAGATCGCCGGCGCCGTCGGCGACCTGCCATACCGGGACCCGGTGACCGACAACGCACCGTGGCACGACCCGCAGATCCCGCAGTCCGCCGGCCTCCTCGGCGTCATGGGCCTGGCCGTCACCGGGTTTGACCGGGGCACAACGGAGCGCTCGCCGGTGCAGCTGGTCGGGGACGGCGCAGCGCTGGGGGTGCTGCGGCGCACGCACCGCGAGATCGGCTACACGGTCCTGATGATCGCCATCAGCGACTGCGCGCTGTCCTACGGACTGGAGTGGCTGTCGTCCGCGCTGCTGGGCGGGGCGTGCGACGGCGCTTCTTGTGCGGGCGACCAGCTGTGCATGTTCTCCTGCTGCCCGACCGGCAGTGATACGGAGCTGCGGCACGTCTACGACGTGGGGCTACTGGACGGCCCGCAGGTCACACAGACTCAGCGGCTCTCCAACGGCGTGATCCTGGCGACGGTGACTTTCGCGCTCGCGGCTGGCAACCCGCACATCTTCCGCGAGCCGCTGGCGGCTTCCACGTCATGGGTGGACCTCGGCGGCGGCGTCGTCGCGAACCTCGATCCGGACGCCGTGTACGACCTGTGCCAGCCCCCGCCGCCGTGCCTGGACGACCCCACGTGCCCGCCGCCGCCCCTCCCTCCGTTGCCCCCGATGCCGATCTCCCCGTGCTACCCGACCGGCGTTGACCGCTTCCGAGGCAGCGTCATCAGCCTCGGCGTCCTCGATCAACCGCAGTGGCTGGAGACCGTCCCCGTGGTCGAGGTGCAGACCGGCGCGAGCGAGATGAGGCGCCTGGTGATCCGCGGCTGGGCCAACCCCCAGGGCATCCCCTGCGCTGACGTGACGGACCCCTGCTCGGCGTGCTGGCACATCACCATCCCGTACCTGCCACCCGGATCCGTCTTGACAGTCGACGGCCGCACGCAGCGCGCGGTGGTCGAGTGCCCCTCGGAGATCGGCACGTCCACGGCCGCGCCGACCCTGTACGGGCCCGAGGGCTCGTCGTTCGAGTGGCCCTCGTTCAGCTGCCCCAGCGGGTTCTGCGTCGAGGTCCTGTCCCTGGACGCGCACACCGCGCCGGACGCGCGGGCCCGCGTGCAGCTCGTCCCCCGATCGGACATGGGGTGACCCGGCCGTGAGCGTCCTCGGATGCGCCCAGGAGTACCGCGCCGTCATCCACTGGCGCGGCGGCGGCCGGCCGTACACCTCCCCCGCCATCTCCTCGCTGACCTCCGTGTCCTGGAGCCGGTCACTGAACGACATCTCAGAGGCTTCGATCACCGTGGCCAAGTCCGGCGCCGGGCCGGAGTGCTGTGCGCAGCTCGGCGCGATCCACCCGTGGGTGCACGAGCTGACGATCTACCGCGACCGGGACCTGGTGTGGCAGGGCCCGGTGTCGGCCGTCGTGGAGTCTCGCGACTCCATCCGGATCGACGCCCTGGACGTGATCGCGTGGCTCGGCCGCACCGTCAACACGACGCTGCTGCGATACGTCACCGCCAACGCGGACGCAGGCGGGCGGCGCCGGGGGCCGGTGCAGTGGATCGCGGAGCACATCATCCGCACCAACCTCACCAGCGCGCTGTCGGTGCCGCCGGACTACCCGGGGATGCTCAACTACATCGTCCGCCAGGACGGCCCGACGACCCGATTCGAGATGGACGGCGAGAGCAACAGCGCGGTCTGGAGCGCCTATCTCCTGACGGTGATGGAGGAACTCGCCAAGCGCGGCCTGGAGTACACCACTGTCGGGCGGACACTGCTGCTGCGCGGCCCCGCCGACGAGACGACCCCGGCGCAGGCCCGCCTCGGCCTGGCCGACATCGCCGGCGACGTAGAGGTGATCCGCGACGGGGCGAGCGCCGCCACACACGGCTGGGCCACCACCCAGCGCGCCAACCAGATCGATGACGGGCGGACGGCGGGCTGGGGCGCGACCGGCACCCCGTATGGGCGGCTCGACTGGCTGGTCACCTCGGAGGCTGACACCGAGGACGCCGAGCTGCTGGACATGGCCAAGGAAGCGCGGCGCGGCCGGTATCCGGCGCCCACCGGCATCAGCATCCCCAGCGGCTCCCGGCTGGCCGCCACGGCCCCGGTGACGATGCAGCAGCTGGTCGCCGGGGAGCGGATCGACGTGTCCACCGCCAGCTACTGCATGGAGACCGTCCAGGCGTTCCGGGTTGGCGATGTCGAGGTGTCCTGGGGCAATTCCGGGGAGCAGGTCGCCGTGTCCCTCGTGCCCGCCACGTCCCTGGGAGGGGAGTAGCCGATGCCAGCAGTACCCGGGCAGCGCGCCGCACAACGCCCGCAGCGCGCGGCAGTCGCAGCGCAGCGGGCCCTCGGCAAGGCCGCGACCGGCAGCGGCGGCCTCGCCACCGTCCAGGTGATCCACCTGCACGGCCGACTGTGGCACGTCGAGCACGACCAGGAGGGCCGGCAGTGGTGGACGTGCCAGCAGAGCGGGGCCCGCTACGAGGGCGGGCCCCGTACCGACGAGAGGAGCGCCTGAGATGGCGAGGTGTGGATGCGCCACGGCGTGCGGCTGCCGCGTGGAGGGGTCGGGCCCGATCGTGGTCAGCGGCAACGGCAGCCCGCTGAACCCCTACGTGGTGGAGATCCAGCACGGTGGGGAGGAGGGCTGTGACGCCATCACCGCGTGCGTGGGCGACAACCTGGGGCCGGGCCTGGGCTACGATGCGGGCACCGGCCGTATCCAGGCCCGGCTTGAGCCGGGCGGCGGGATGACGTTCGGGCCGTCCGGCGGCCTCGCGACCACCGGGGGCGGAGGCGGAGGCGGCGACAGCTGCAACCGCAGCATCGGGCAACTCCCCCCGGCGCCCGATGTGGTCGGCGCGGACCGGCTGGCCGGCCTGGTGCACCCGTTTAACTCTCCCTACGGCGTGGACTACTGCGTCACGCACCAGGTGGACATCGTGGGCGCGCTGCTGTGCGCCACCGCCGACGGAACTGCGTGGGTCGCGGACACCGAGGCCGGTGATGTCTCCGACGCCCGCACGAGCCTGTACGTGTCGCAGCACGCGAGCATTCTGGCGTCGGACACGATCGCCTCGGCCACGTCCTACGCTGGCGACCCCGACGACCCGTACCCAGCTGAGGGCATGTCGCGGGGCGACCGGCGGGGCGGCTGGTACGGGTGGCTCGCCCCGAACTACCAGCACATGATGGTGACGGACCTGCTGGAGCGCATCGGGGGCCGGGCGGTCGCGATGCTTCACTGCCACGCGGTCACCGCCGCGAACGTGCCGGACGAGACCGCTGCGGCGACGGTGCAGGCCGCGATCCGGGCCGTGTTGCAGCACTGCGCGCAGGACTGGGCGATCATCGCCACCCGCCGCTTGGTCGACGTGAGCACCGTCCAGAACTCCGGCCTGGTCGCGGCGCTCGCCTCGCCGCAGCCGGCGCAGTGGGGCGAGACGACGCTGCCGTGGCCCGTCGCGGACGTGACGGCCGCAGGCGTGCAGTGGATGCTCCTGGACAGGTACTACACCGACTCCGTGTTCGAGGCGTACCGGGACGCTGGCGTGCAGGTCCTGATGTGGGGCGCGACGCGGCACGTGCACCGGCAGCGCGTCGCTGACCTCGGTATCCGCGGCGGGTATGGCGGGGACCCGGTGTACTACCGGGGCCCGGACGTGCACGACTACCGCATGACGTGGGACCCGTGGACGCACCGCCGTTTCGGCGTCGGGCAGCTGACGCACGCGACGGACCGGCGGTCCGTGATCGGCCCGCAGGTCCGCGGCTACACCCAGGGCGTGCCGCCCACCTCTCCGCAGCCAGAGAATGTGCAGGGGCTCGTGCTGCCCCCGAACTTCGGCCGGCAGTACGGCTCCCCGGCGGCGCTCGCGGGCTGGTACTGCCCGGTCTGGGATCCGCAGGAGTACCGCATCGAGGTCGAATCCAAGTTCCTCGAAATCAACCGGGTGCGCCGCAACAAGCTGTCGATCCTGTTCGGGGCGGAGACGGACGAGGAGCCGTATCAGTGGCCGGCGGACGACGCGGCGGTGAATCCGGAGGGTTTCCCTGCTCAGTCGCTGAATTGCTATCGGGCGTGGCAGCGCGCTACCGGAGATATTGGGATCGGTATCTGGGTTGATGGCGAATTCTCCACGCTGGCGGAGATCGCGACGCCGGAGCCAGCCGTGGGCGCCTGGTCGTCCTACGAGCTGGTGGTGACGCCGACGAGCATCCGGTGGACTCGAACGGCGGCGAATGGCCAGTCGTACAGCGTCACCGCAGGTGACGCGACGCACCGGGGCGGCTATTTCTGGATCGAGAAAGAGGAGTCTCTGCCGGGAAGTTCCGCCGTTCCGTTCCGAGGGAAATTCCGCAATCTGCACTACCGACCGGGGCTGACCTGATATGGCAAATCCGCTATCTGCCGCACGAGTTCTGGCCGCGCTGAAAGCCGAAGGTGTGCGCGTTGTCGAGTACAAGGGCTGGCGCACTCACAACCGCAACTCCGCCGGCGCATGGGGGCCGGTGCACGGCGTGATGATCCATCACACGGTGACGTCCGGCACGGACGCCTCCGTCGAGCTGTGCTACTCCGGCCGCTCCGACCTGCCGGGGCCGCTGTGCCACGGCGTGATCGACAAGGTCGGCGTCGTGCATCTCGTGGGGCACGGTCGCGTCAACCACGCGGGCAAGGGCGACAGCGCCGTCCTCCAGGCCGTGCAGGCCGAGCGGCCCCTGCCGCCCGACAGTCGGGCGGACGTCGACGGCAACCCGCACTTCTACGGCTTCGAGTGCATCAACCTCGGCGACGGCCGCGACCCGTGGCCCGCCGAGCAGGTTGAGGCCGCGGTACGGGCGTCGGCCGCGCTGTGCCGCGCGCACGGCTGGGGCCGCTCCGGAGACACCTCCGTGATCGGCCATCTCGAATGGCAGCCCGGGAAGATCGACCCGCTCGGGCCCGGGGTGTCGATGGGCGACATCCGGGCCCGGGTCGCGGCCCGCCTCAGACACACCCCCGACTGGACGCCCCCCGAGGAGGACGACATGCCGCAGCGCATCGTGTTGGAGACCAACGGCTACACCCGCAGCATCGAGCCCAACACGTGGACGACGCTCAACTTCACGCGCATCTGGGAAGGCGCCTGGCGCGACAAGGACCCGGAGCCGTCCGTGCTGCTCGGGCCGTGCGCGTACTCCATCTCCGTCGGCCTGACCGTCGCCGGTCTGGCGCACGGCCAGGAGTTCAAGGTGCGGGTGGCGCGGTACCGGGAGGAGGACGGGAGGTACGTGCGGGTGTCGGCGATGCCCACCAGCTCGCCCGTGAACGACGCCGGGAAGGGTCACTTCGTCTACGGCTGGAACGGGCACGTGCCGGCTGCGAAGAAGGGCCGGCTGCGGGTCGAGGTCCAGCATCACGGCGAGGAGCCGGTCGTCGTGGAGTCGGCCCGCGCGGAGGCCCTGTACTGGCCGGGGGCGTCGTGACGTTCTTCGTGTCGTTCATGCGCTTCTTCGTGCCGGTGATCGCTGGCGCGGTCATCAGCGGCGCCGCCCGCATCGGCCTGGACCTGGACGACGCCGAGGTGACGGCCGCCGTCCAGGTCGCCGTGTCCGCCGCATACTTCGCCGCCTTCGTGCAGTTGGAGCGGTACGCGTCCCGGATCGGGTACGCGCGTCTGCGCCGCGCGGCCGGCGTGCTCCTGGGCTGGGTCCGGCCGCCTGACGGCGCCGAGCCTCCCCCCACCGGCAGCGAGAAGCGAGCGGAGGAGAGACCGCGGTGAGCCCGCCCGACGACGGCCAGGAGACGGGGAGCGTGTACATCAGCGCCGCACAGATCTACGGCGAGGTACGCAGGCAGTCCGATCTGCTGCTGCGGCTGTCCGTACAACTGGAGAACGGGCGGTACGAGGAGCGGATCCGAGCCCTGGAGCGCCGGGTATGGACGGCGTGCGGGGCCGCCGCGGTCATCGGCAGTGCAGGCAGCTGGGCGGTGCAGTTGCTCACCGGGTAGCTGGCGGCCGGACTACGCTGAGGCATGACCTCTGAAGCGCTCACACGCCGAGTCCACGCCGCCGCCAACGCGTGCGGCCCCGGGGCGACTCGCAAGGAGGTCGCCGACGCGGTATGCCGGGTGGTGGCGGACTGGCTGGAGGAGGAGAGAGTTATGCATGGGGCGCGGCTCACCTCCAGCCGTCACGGCGTCCGCGCTCCGGGCCCTGCCGACCAGGCGCACCTCGCTCTGATCGCGCAGCTGACGGACTATCTCGCTCGCGTGGGTGATTCGTCGCGTCCCTCATGACGCTCGGCCCGATGGCCTTGCCCCGGGCGGTGCCACTGCTCCTCGGGTAGCGCGCTGTGCCTCGATCCGTGAATGCGGAATCGACGCGGGCGAGACCTTGCCCCTGACATCGTAGGTACCCCCTACGTGACCTGGGAGGGCCGACATGAGCACCCCGGACGAAGTCGACCTGCGTGTCAGGATGCTGCGGATCTTGGCAGCATTTCACCGAAAGCGTGCCGCAGATCTGGACATGGCAGCAAGTGCCGTGTTCGCCACTCATGCGATGGACCGGCTCGTTGACGTGACCACAGAGGCAGAGGGGCAGGAAGTAGCCGCTCATCCAGATCTGGCTGAGCTGAATGTGCAGCTCAATGCGCTGTACGAACGGCCACCGGCTGGGGGGTCCTCTGCGGGTGACACCAGCCAGTCGTAGCTGGAGCCACCCGCTCATCGCGGGCTGGGACCGGAGGCGAAGCCGCTACAGCTCGCGGAGGTGCGCCAGGGCCGCCTCCGCGTTGTCGATGGCCATTCCGACTGCGGTCCAGACCGACTCGGAGAAGCTCACATCGTCAGTTCGATCCGGAGCCACGACCATCGCGGGCGGCGTCCGGACGGTGCGGAGCATCTGGCCGTTCATGACCCACTCGGATCCGCCTCGCGGCAGCGGGTCCGGTCCGGGAATCCGGTACTCCGCCCACGCGGTCAGCTGCCGGTGGAGCGCCGGACTGTCGGGCCGGCCCCGGTCGAGGTGATCTGGGTCGCCGATACGCACGTGGACCTCGGGGCCGCCTCTGCCCGCGCGGAATCGCAGGGTGGGGTCGCCGATCTGGACCGCGATCTCGCCGGGCACACCGCCGAGGGCCATGGGGTGTACCTGGCGCAGCTTGGGCCATTGCGCGCGGACGGCTGCACCCGGGGCGGCATTGGTCTCGCGACTCATGGTCTTCTCATCTCCTTCATCTCCGTGGTGCGCCTTTCTCGGCGTGGCCCCGCCACGTGCGTAATGGGGGCGGGTTGAGTTGCTACTTCTATCGACTGGTCAGTACCCGGTCCGCAACCTCTCGGCGTCCGCACGGACACGCTCCGTGCGGTCCACCCACTCACCGGGCGGGACTTTGCCGCGCGCGTCGTACTCCGCCATCGCCCGGCCGCGCTCCACGGCGGCCACGGTGTCCGTAGCGATGCGCCGCCAGCGCTCCACGACGGCCGGCACCTCGGCGAGCGGCGCCCCATCCAGTGCGGCGGCGAAGCGCGGGGCCGCCGGGCCCAGAGCGGCACGGATCTGAGCGATGGTCTCCATGTACTTCTCCTCTATCCGATGGGGGCCAGCAGCCTGCGCGGCCGGTGCGGGACGTGCTCCAGCAACCCGGCGGTCTCCAACTCGCCGAGGGCCTGGCGCACGACGGTGCGAGGCTGCTGGAGCGCGCCGGCGAGCGCGGTCTCGGTCGGCAGATAGTCACCGGGCCGCAGACCTGCCCGCGCGATGTGCGCGCGGACTTCCTCAAGCACCTTCTCCTGCTCTCCGCTCGCTGCCCGGTCACGCACCCGCCAGCCCCGACCGGACTTGACGATCAGGAACTGCTCGGCGAGGAGTTCCAGCGCCCCCAGGATCGTGCTGCGGGAAGCGGCGTGACGGGTCATCAGCACGCTGACCGCTGGGAGGCGCACCGTGCCCTCGCCGCTCTGCACGGCGGCCCAGATATCCGCGGCGACCTGGCGGCGAGTGCGGCGGTCGCGGCCCGCCGCCCGGTCTGCCGTCCGGCGTCCCCCGTGGGCGGCCCGGCAGTCCGGGCACCGGCACTTCGCGTGGCGGTAGGTGTCCTCGCTGCCGTGCGGCAGGTCGGGATCACGGCCGGCCGTGAGCGCGTCGTCCAGCCGCTGGGACCACCCGGGGAGGTACAGATCGAGGCTGTGGAGCCGGGCGGTGGTGACGCCGTACTGCTGACACACCTCCGACAGCGGGACCCCGGCGGCGAGGTCGCCCAGCAGGCTCTCCCGGACATGCGCGGGCAGCCGCTCCAGGGCGGCGGTACGGCGGCGCGCGGACTCAGCAGTCCGGCGCAGGGACTCGCAGTGCCCGCACCGGGACTTTTCGGCCGTCGTCATGCGGTAGCACTGCTGGCAACGGCGTTGCTCGCCGGGCCGGATACCAGCGGCAGCCAGGCGGGCGCACACGGAGCAGGGGCCGCTCCCGCCCCGCCAGGATTGGCATCGGCGACAGCGCCACGCAGGCGGGCGGGCAGCAGACACACGTCTCCTCACAGTCACGGCGATGAAGGGGACACCCCCGCGCGGGCGGGGAGCAGCGGCCGTGCCGCGCGACAAAAACGGGCCAACCCCGCACACGCGGGGAGCAGCGAGGTAGCGCCATCAGCGCTGCGCTCGGAACTGGATCAACCCCGCCTGTGCGGGGACCAGATAGTGTCCGACCGTAGCGCACCGGACCCAGTGCTGTCATGAGGACTGGTGTCAGCTTCTCGGAGCGACTGCGCGCCCCGGGCGCGGGCGGCCCGCGTGCGCAGCCTGCACCTGATCCGCCGCGTAACGCCCTTGTCCGCCACGGCCGGGCTCCCGATCCACCGGCAGCAGCCCCCAGCGGGAGAGCTGGCGGCGCGCGGACCCCGCCGCAATGGCCGCCGTGCCCCCGTAGCCGAGGTACTCCGCCACGCGACTGACCCTCCACAGCTCGACCGGCCGCGCGGCGTAGGCGTCCAGGGAGGCGGGGCGCCACTGCGGCCGGCCCGCAACGTACCGGTCCGGCTCGGGCAAGTGCCCCGTGCCGCGCAGCGTGTCCCACCCAGCCGGGTCCATGGGTGCTCCGCGGCTGCTCAGGTAGCGGGGCACATCACGCCGGTCCAGGTGCGCGTCGGCAGCGGCCGCCGCGAAGGACGGCACGGGCTGAAAGGGACTGGACCCGATCACGCGCCAGTCGGGCGGGATCTTCGTCGCCTCGTACTCCAGGTGTTCGACCGGGGTGACGGTGGAGTCCGCTGGGTAGCGAGCCCAGCCGCGCCACGGCCGACGCTCGGGCTGCTCCGCCCGCTCAGGCGTGTACCACTGCTCCCAGTCCGGGACCCGGTCCCGCAGCGGAGCCTCGGACTCCACCCAGATATCCAGGGATCCCTGGGCCAGAGCCTCGGCCAGCGCTCGGGCACGGGGAGTGAGGTCGTCGAGGTTGACGGTGTCGGGGGCTCCGCCTTCGCGGAGGTGGATGGTCACGGTGGTCACGTCATGTCCATTCTGTCGTGGCTGCCGCGGTCACATGTAGCGGGGATTGAGGTACTCGTCCTCATCGCGCTGGGCGCGGGCTTCTGCCTCCATCGCCTGGATACGGCTTTCAGCCTCGGCCTGGTAGATGTACTCCCGGAGGCGTGGGGCGCCCTCCAGGCGCTCCGTGTCCAGGAGGTAGACCGCGCAGGGAACGCCCGGGTAGTCCCGGTGCCCGTCGGGGAGTTCACGGTCGAGCCCGATGGTCTCCATGGTGATGCCGTAGTCGCCGTAGGTCTGGCGGGAGTGCCCGAGGTAGACGCGTTCGCCCTCGTACTTGCCCGTGAGGGTGACCTGCTGTCCGGCTTCGTAGGCGGACTTGAGGACGGCGGCAGCGCCAACGACGCCGACGTGGCCCCGGACTTGGCGAGTGTGGCTGGTCAGGGTGATGGGGGGCAGCTCGGTCATGCGGTTCTCCTGTCCGATCACGAAAACGGTGGGCGAGAGAGGTACCAGGCACGGATATCTCGCTCGCCATCCCCATTATGCCTCACGGTGAGGCGTAAGGTCGCGCATTGACACCCCGCAATAACCACCAACTTCCTCACTGTTTCGCCACTTGAGATACATGGCGGTAAGCCACCTGATGTGATGAAGCCGCCAACCCCCGATCAAGAGGAGAACACGATGACGCAGAGCGCGGAGCCGACCACCGCAACAACTGCCGTGACGGTGGGGGTTGCACAGCGACCCGGCACGGAGTCAACCGGCCCGGCCGGCGAGGACCTCTGTGCGGACGGCGCGCACGTCCACCAGCGAGGAGACCGGGTGACCGCGGCCGTCGTCGACGGCGCCGGCCACCGCACTGAGGTCGTGGACCTCGCCCGCCACGCGCCCCCGATGATCGCGCTCATGGGCATGTCCATGGGCGGGCTCGTCGGGCTGACCACCGCCGGACGGATGGCCGACGCCTACGACCACCCGCCGCACATGTCCGCCGTCTACGCCTCCATGGAGCCCGGCGAGGACACCGGCGTGCACTGGATCGGCGACTGCCGGGCCTACGGATGGGACGGGGAGGAGCTGACGCTGTGGTCCACCGACCAGACCATGGGCGAATGGCTCGCGTGGAACGGCGGCAAGACCATCGAAGTCGTTCCCCGCGAGGTCGCGGAGACGCAGGATAATTGGGCGAGGCTCGGCCTCGCGCAGGCCACCGAGCTGACGTGCCGTCAGCTCCAGATCCCCAAGGAGATCCCGCTTGTCCTGCTCGTCTCGGACGGGGTGAGCGACCACGTCCCGGACCTGGCCGCCATCATCCGCGAGCACGAGGACGACGCGCAGGCCCTCGCGGACGCCCTCGTCGCCGCAGCCGAGGACGACGAGGAGGGGTACCGCGACGACGCGACGGTGGTCGTGCTGCTGCGCAACGACGGGTGAAACGCCCACCAGGCCCAGCCCTCACGTGGCTGAACGGCGGGCATCTGTGTCGCCTCCGGTCCAGCGTTCGTCCTCGGCGGCGCCGCCGGACACCTCGCACAGGCCCCGGACGCCGGACATGACACAGCCCCGCCGCCCACAGTTCGCGGGTGGCGGGGGCTTCGGCGCGTCACGACTGCGGCGGGGTGGAGCCCAAGATGCGGTCGATGGTGGTCCGGGCGAGTCCGGTGAGCTCGGCGATGCGGGACTTCGTGACCCCGGCCCGGCGTGCCTGCTGCACCAGTGAGTCCCGGCTGCTGCGGAGCGCCGCCCAGCCGGCCAGCCTCCGCTCGGCGTCGCGCTCCTGCTCGGTCTGGCCCTGCGGCTCGAATCCCTCCGGGACCCACTGCTGGGCGACCTTGTCACCGAACATTCGCGACAGGGCGTCACGGGGCGGAACATCGATGGCATCGACGTTCCGGGTCTCCAGCCCCTCGGCGTAGTACGCGGCCTCCAGCGCGTCCTCCAGCCGGCGCCGCTCCTTCGCCGAGCCGGGCCTGTAGCGGGAGGGGATCATCGCCAGCGTCTCGTCCTCGTAGCTCTGGTTGACCTGGTCCAGGGGCTTGAGGCTGCTGTGGATGTAGCTGTCGAAGTCGGACAGGATCTCGTCCAGTCCGAAGCTCTCGCCGTCGAGGAACGCCTTGTCCATCGCGGTCAGGCCGTAGACCTCTTCGCCTTTCGGCACCCCCGGGTTGGTCAGCGGCGGCGCCTCCTGGGGGGCCATCGCCTCCTCGGCCCCCGTTCCGCTGGCAGCCTTGGAGTAGGCCAGGGTCGCGCACCTGTGCTCACGGCTGGCGGCGGCCAACTCGTCCAGGGTCAGCGGTGTGACGCGCACCCCGAGACGCTGGAGGTGGGCGACGAGCTGCGTGTTGATGTGCGTGATGATGTCCGCATTCCTCATGCAGCAAACGCTACGATGTAGCGAATGCTACAGTCAACTTGCCTACAGTCCCTCCGGACCAGTCGAGTTCACGATCTGCCATCGAGAGGACCCTCATGACCGACAGCCCGGGCCAGCCAACTGCAACCCTCACCCCGGAGGAGACCGCCAAGCTGACCTTCTACTGGCATACCGTGTTCGGCTACGGCTCGACGGACCCCCTCGGGGCGACCGACAGGGAGCCCGTGTACCGCCGTTCCCACGAGCAAGGGTTCGCCATCCTCGCCGGGCACGTGGCCCGGGGGGTTGACGTGCGCAGCCTCGCGGAGGTCCTGAGCCTCCCGCCGGAGGTCATTGAGTCCTGCGTCGCCAGGGCCCACGCCCAGCGGGCGGAGGTGGTCGCGACTCAGGACAGGCTGGGCATCACCGAACTGATCGCTCCCCTTCGCACACACGACGGCGCTGCGGAGTTCCTCTTCGCCTGCGTTGAGGCCGGGTGCGGACGGGAGTGGGGGGAAGCCGTGACGGTCGCGATCAACGCGAGCCTCAGCATCTCCCGCCAGCCCGACTACGACGACTACGACGACCTGGGCGAGGAGGCGTGGGACGCCGTCAAGGAGACCGTCACTGACGTCGCCGATCGAATCGGCAACAGGATCGCTGACGACCGCGACATCGCCGTTCTGGCCATGTGGTACGCCCGCCGCCCTTTGAACTCCAAGGGCACACTGGACGGTGTGCCGCTGAACGAGTGGGACGAAATCCACCAGGCGTTCATGGTGGCCGCCCTCGACATCGCGGAGATGGTCATCAGGCACGCCGTTGGCGCTGCAAGTGTTCGTCACCTGATCGACGACGAGACATACGACATCCTCACCGCGCCGCTGATCCGCGCCCGCGAAGAACAACCGTGACCGCCCTCGCCCCACGCCCGACTGCCAGCGTGGCGCACCCACTGCTCTGATCGGTCGATCTCGTATTGCCCTATTGGCCGATATGGCAGCCTGTCGCTCATGACGCTGGATGTGGGGCGCGTCGCCTCTGAACTGGGCCTGGACGCCAGGGCGGTGGAGGCGATCGTCGAGGTGCTGCGTGACCGGTCGCTGCCTGGGGAGCCGCTGAGTGATGAGGCGATCGTCGAGGTCCTGCCGGATGTGCGCGATGTGTGCGATGCGGAGACCGTGCGGTGGTTGAGAGCGTGCGCGGCCGGCGCGCTACCGGCGGACGACTCGTCTCCCGAATGAGTCATCAGCGCGTCTACCGTCCGACATATGGCGTCCCTACGCTGGTGGCAGGATCTCACCGCTGGGGGCACCACCATGAGCACAGCGCTCGGGCAAAACATCCGTAAATACCGCAAGTTGAGGCAGCTCACCGTGCGGGCACTGGCTGACCGCGTGGCCATCTCAGTCAGCGCGCTGGAGAAGTACGAGCGGGGCGACCGCGTGCCGCCGCCGGCCGTCGTCACGCAGCTGGCGCGCGTACTCCACGTCGGCCCGGACCGGCTGCACGGGCAGCCGTGGGCGGCCGAGCCGGCCGACGGCGAACTGAGCGTCGTACCTGAACTCCGCCGGATCCTCCTCACCTACGACACCCCGGACGCCGCGGTGCTGGAGCCGCGCCCGCTGGAGGTGCTGACGGCGGAGATGGACCAGGTCGCGCGAATGCGGCAGGACGGGCAGTACGTGCAGCTGGCGCCGCTGCTGCCGGGACTGCTGACGGAGCTGACACACCTGGCACTGGGCGGGACTCCGGCGGTCGCCCGGGACCGCCGGGCGTTGCCGCAGCCGCAGGCCCGCGCGTTCCGCCAGCTCGCTGTCGGCTACCGGGCGGCCAACAGCCTCGCCCACAAGCTCGGTTACCACGACCTGAGCTACACGGCGTGCGAGCGGGTGCACTGGGCGGCGGACCGCTCCGGGGACCCGCTGATGCAGGCGACGGCCGCGTACCTGCGGGCCGGGGCGATGATCCGCATGGGCGCGCTCGGCTCGGCCCGCACCGTGCTGGAGGGCCTGGCCGACGAGGTGGAGCGGATGGCCCCGGAGCTGTCGCTGTCGCCCGAGCACCAGGCCGTGATGGGCGCGGTGCTGCTCAAGCTCGCGGTGGTGGAGGCGAGGGACGGGCAGCCGGATCGGGCGATGGAGCGCCTGGCCGAGGCTGGGACGTGGGCCGAGGCGCTGCGGGTGGATACGACGCACTACGAGATGTCGTTCGGGCCGGCCAACGTCCGCATCCACGAGGTCGCGATCCTGTCCGACACGGGCGATACGGAGCAGGCTCTCGCGCGGCTGCGGGAGTGGGGCGGCGAGCAGGGCGTGGATGAGTGGGAGCTGCCGGACGGCCTGGCCGCCGAGCGCGCCAGCCACCACCACATCGACGTGGCGGCGGCCCGCCTCGCGGAGGGCGACCGGGCGGGCGCGCACCGGAGCCTGCTGGAGGCGCGGCGTATTGCCCCGATGCACACGCGGCATCACCCGACGGTGCGGGCGACGGCCGGTGCGCTGGTGCGCCTGGACCGCGGGGCGCACGACTCGGTCGCCGGTTTGGCCCGCTGGGCAGGCGTGTAGGTAGCAGCATCAGGACTGCCCGTCAAGACTCCTGACGAAATGTCACCCGCACAATCTGTGCGGTGACAATGGTCACAGCTCGACATCATCACCTCACTGACAGCTACACGAGGGGATGGTGCCGAGCTGTGCCTACGACCATGCACGACACGACGAGAGCGGCCGAGTGGCTGGTGTCCGCCTGCCGTGACCCCGAGGGGCGCCTGCGGTGGCTCGCGTCTGCGGGGCAGGCCATACTGCCGCTGGGCGTCCACTGGGACGCAGTACGCATCCCCGCGGACGTCAGCCCGCTGCCGCACGGCCCCATCGCCCGGGACCCCCTCGGCGCGCTGTACGCGCTCGTGCCCGTGGGTACGGCGGCGACCTGGTCCGCGCGCGGGACGGAGCCGATGGGCGCCCCGCGCTATCTCCAGCTGCCGGCGCCGGAGCGGACGGCGCCGCCCGGGATCTACTGGGTGCAGCCCCCGGACGGATCCGGCGCGCTCGTGGATCCCGACGAGCTGCTCCAGGTCCTCGGGGGGCGAGCGGCGTGATGACCGAGCTACGGCCCCAGTGCCAGGAGTGCGACGCCGACGGGACGGTGGTGCTGTACGTCCTGTCGACGGCCGAGGATCAGCCGCTGCTCTCGTGTCCCGCCCACATCCACGAGGTGGGTTTCGGCGCTGCGCTGCTCCGCGCGGTCGATGCCCGGATCGCGCGCCGCGAGATGTCGTCCGAGGACGGTGTGCGGTGACGGAGCGGCAGGAGATGACCCGGCGCCCCGGGGTGCCGGCGCGCCGGGTGGGCGATCTCATCGAGGTGCCCGTGTACGTCCTCCTCGGCGAGGAGGACGGTGACGAGCCGACAGAGGCGGTGCTGCTACTGCCGGCGGCGGCGGCGGAGGTGCTGCACACGCAGCTCTGTCGGCTGCTGGATGGGGAGAGGCCGGCGGCGGACGCCCCGGTGTGCCGCTTCGCGACCCCTGCGGCAGCTCTCGCTGCCAAGGCGGTCAGGAGGGGGATCGCGTGAGGCGGCGATCGTTGACGCAGCACGGAGTGCTGCGCGTCGCGCTGGGCGCCGTGCCCCTGGCCCTGCTGTGCACGGCGGTGATCCTCCTGGTATCGGCGGTGGTCGCATGGAGGCGGTAGCGCCGGCGCGGTCGCGGTGGGTCGATCTGCCTCCGGCGATCCAGCGGGCGATCGAGGCCCGCACGGGCCCGGTACGGGGCGCGTGGGACGCGCCGGACGTGGGCGGCGCCCTGGCGGTCGTCGTGGACACCTGGACGGAGACGAGCGTGCTGGTCCGCGGCGCGCGGTTCGGGGACCAGCAGGGCAGGGATGCGCTGCGCGCTGAGGCCGCGGTGGCGGCGCTGGAGCTGGAGCACGTGCCTGCGCTCAGGTGGCGTGCCGCTGTCGGGACGTGGGACCTCCTCGCGACGTCGCACGTCTCCGGCCGACCGGCCGACCTGTCACCCGGATCGGTCGACGTCACCCTTCTAGGTGACATGCTGCGAAAGGCACGGGGGTCAACCGTTCGGGGAATGCTGCCTGAGTATGCGGACCGGTGGTCAGCGTGGGCTACCCGGCCTGAGCTGGAGCGGCTCCGAGGGTCTCATCTGCTGCACACGTGCATGTGCCCCGGGCACGTACTGGTGTCTCATGACCGCGCGACTGTGGTCGACTGGGGCCGAGCTGCGCGCGGGCCGGCCTGGGTGGACGCCGCCTACGCCCTCGTACAGCTCGGCGAGGCGGGTCATCCTCCGGATGCCGCGCTCAGGTGGGTACGCACAATCCCGGTCTGGAGCACGGCGCTGCCCGGAGCGCTCGCCGCGTGGGGGGCGGTACACAGCCGGTACTGGGCAGAGCAGCCTTCTCTCGCGGGGCGGGTGGAGATCGCCCAGGAGCTGCTGGGGGGATCTCATGACTGACCGCCAGCTGGACGGTCAGCCCTCTCGGCCGGTCGGCTGCTGTTCGGCTTGGGCTGCCTGGTGATGGTGGCCAGCCTCACGATGCGAGCCGTCAAGTACCGAGCCATGGGGTAGTCCCCGGAGACCGGCCGGTGGCAGGCGCTTCCGTGCGAGGTGCGCCGCTCCGTCCAGATGGCGGAGCCCCGGCCAACTGGCCCCGAGTCCCGGACTCGGGGCCAGAACCGGTATCAGAAGTCTCCGAGGTCGAGGCTCCGCGCCTCCTCGATTGATCGGCGCTCGCTCGCGGCCTGCGTGTAGCGGTCGAGCATCTCGCGGCGCGACCATCCGGCCATCGCCATCAGGCCGCCCTCGGACCCCCCTCGGTCCAGCCAGCGAGCGGCCGCCGTGTTGCGGAGCATGTGGGGCCAGAAGTCCTCGATGCCGGCCAGCTCTGCACGGTACATCAGCGTCGAGTAGAAGCCGTTGTAGCCGATCGTGCGTCCGCGGTCACCGAGCCACAGCGCAGCGCTATCGGCAAGACGGTGCCGTCGGCGGTGCCGTAGGTAGCGATCCACCGCAAGGCACGTCTTGGGGCCGATCGAAACGACCCGTCCCTTACCACCCTTGCCCTTGCGGATGATACAAATGCCTTCCTGGAGGTCGATGTCATCGACCGTCATGGAGATGAGTTCACCACGGCGCATCCCGGTTTCCAGCAGAATGCGGACGATGGCCTCATCGCGGCGGTCCCGGAATTCTTTTCCGGCGCAGGCTTGAATGAGAGCCTTGCACTCCTCCTCAGATAGTTGACGTACAACTTTGATATCGACTTTGACGGCTGGGAGCCGGTCCAGGTGGTCGACGTCGATCTCACCCTCGTCCAGGAGCCAGGCACTCAGCCGGCGGAGGGACGCCTGACGGATCTGTGCGGTGGCCGGCTCGCGGCCACTATCCAGCAGCTCGGCGATGAAGCTCCTCACCGTTTGCCGGTCGAGCCGCGGAACCGTGTCCGTGGCGGCGCACCAGCTCAGAAATTGCTTGACGCCATCGCCGTAGACCTTGATGGTCTGGGGGGATTTACGGCTCCCGCGCAGGTGGATCAGCCATGACTCTAGGTAGCCGGACTCCAGAATGGGACCCTCGGCTTTGGGCTTCTTGGGCAC